GATGCACCCTCTACGAACTTCTCTTTAAACTGATCAAATTCTTTAGCATCTTTTTTCTTTCCAATGATCTTTCTAACTTTATCTGCTTCCGACATGGACATACCGCCAAGGTGTACGCATGCTTGCATAACTTGTTCCTGGTAAAGAATACAGCCATAAGTGTCCTCCGTAAATTCCTTTAGTACTTGGTGTGTGTAAGATATATTTTGACGACCATGTTTACGATCAACATAATCCTTTCCAATAGTATTCATTGCACCTGGCCGAACAAGAGCGTTTGATGCTGCGAGTTCGTTTAAGTTTTTAACGCCCATCTTAATAAGAAGGTTTGTGTATGGTGCTGCTTCACACTGGAACACACCTTTTGTGTGTCCGTCTGATAACATCTGATATACATTTGCATCATCCATCTTGATCTTGAGAAGGTCAATCTTCTTGCCATCTCGCTCTTTGATTATGTCGATTGTATTCTTAAGAACAGACAAAGTTTTAAGACCCAAAGCATCAATCTTAATTAAACCAATTCTTTCAGCCTCCTCCATGTCAACACCAACTACAGGAATTCTTTCATCAGATCCAGTAGATGATCTTGTTTCAAGTGGTGCATATCTAAAAATTGGTTCCTTTGCAGTTACAACACCTGCTGCGTGAATGCCTGTTCCACGGATTCGACCACGAAGTTGTTCTCCATAAACCTCTACCTCTGGATACTTCTCACGAAACTCTCGTGTTGATTTAGATGTGCAGAAGTCATCCCAAGTGTCTACGGTCTTTAGTACTTTATTAACATCTGAAAGAGGTATGTTTAGTACTCGTGCAACATCTCTTACAATTCCTTTTCCAGTAAACTGTAAGAATGTAGCAATAGATGCAACATGTCGATACTGTCTAACAAGATAATCTTTAACTTCTTCACGACGAGTATCCTGAATATCTGTATCGATATCTGGAAAGTCGTTACGCTCTGGATTAATAAATCGGAAGAACAAAAGATTGTGTTCAATAGGATCAATATCTGTAATCTTTAATGCATAACAGACAAGAGAACCAGCAGATGATCCACGACCTGGCCCAACCATAATCTCTTCCTTCTTAGCCCAGTTAATCATGTTACTTACAACAAGGAAGTATGGGGCAAACTTCTTGTCCTTAATAATCTGTAATTCTTCTTCAAGTCTATCAAGGTACTCTTGGTTTTCTGACAAACCTCGCTCTGCCAAACCTTCAAGCGCAACCTTGGCAAGTTCTTTATCAGGACTCTTGTACTGTACTGGAAGAAGGTTTAGTCCTTCTTGAATGCCATAGTCTCCTACTGTCTCTGCTAATAAGAGTGTGTTTGAGTAGATGTCTGGTCGATCAATACCCTGCGATTCCATGGCTGCCTTGATCTCTTCGTATGATAGTAGGTGGATATCAAACTTATTAAATGTTATCTGACGGTCTTCGCCATAAAGATAGTCAAGGCGTTCCATCATGTTGCCTTTTTTCTTTGACTTTTCATATGTTGCATCTTTTACGAACTTGCCGTGTGTGTTCATGAGCAACTTAAACTCTTGAACTTCTTTTTGCGACGGATCAACATGGTGGCAGTCTGGTGTTACAACAACTTTGATTCCAAACTCATCTGCTAGTTCAATTAAATATTTGTTAATGTGTGCTTCGTTGTGAGGCATGACTTCAATGTAGTAGTCATCTTCAAAGCGTTCCTTAAACCAAGATATGTATTTCTTAGCAAGAGCAAACTCTTCTTCCTCTAATGCCTTTACAAGTACACTACTTGGACAAGCAGAGGTTACTATAATTCCTTCTTTATACTTTTCAAGAATCGTAAAGTCAAATCTTGGCTTCTTAAAGAAACCATCTGTCCACGATAGTTCACTAATCTTGTTAAGGTTTTCCAAACCAATTTGATTCTTGGCTAGAAGGATAATGTGGTTGTAGACAAGATCTTGTTGACCTTCTCTTTCAGACTTATCTCGTGTATCAGATATGTCTGCACACATGTATCCTTCTAGACCTAGAATTGGCTTAATGCCCTTTGCTTTTGCAATACGGTGCAGTTCCCTATGCCCAGACAAAGTACCGTGGTCAGTGATGGCAATTGCTGGCATCCCTAACTCAACTGCACGGTCAACATATTCTTCTGGAGTAGCAATCCCATCAAATAAACTAAAATGGGTATGGACATGTAAGCCTACGTAGTTCATATTACCAATCAGCGTTAGTTGCTGAGGTGGCAGATGGGCCATCAAAGCCCAAATAGAACGCTTCTTGTTCTGCATAAGGAATCTTCTTGAGTGCTGACTCAAGAGGATAAGGCTCTATGGCCTTCCAATCAAATGGTTCCTTATCTGGTGCAGATGGAATAAGTGTGTAATTGGTTTCAGTTCCCTGACCATTACGCTTTAACTTCCATAGTACGTTTGAGATGCTTCCTGTTTCAAGAGCATACTCACGAATTGTGTTGAATGATGACTGCTTGCTGATACCCATTGACCAAATTGCAACATATGGTGCTTCGATACCATCGTCAACTAGGACATTGCAATAGAAACGAAGACGGCCACGCCATCCAGCCTTTGGATCCTTACGGTGCATTTCTTCTGCCCAGTCACGACCTTCTGATTCCATTGTATCTACAGCCTTACGCTTGTAGTCCTTTGGGTTTACGTGTTCCTTAACAACTAGTGCTAGTCCACGATTTTCATTATAGTTTGCTGAGTCTTCATCAAGTTCTTCGATAAATCGAATCTTAACTGATTGTCCATCAGCGAGTTTTAGCCACTTTAACTTTGGCCCGTCGTTTTCATACTTTGGCTTGTCGAGCAGGGCATTAATGTTCTTGAGTCCCTTTACTACGCTCATATATTTCTCCTTTGTTTGTTATATTAGTTTAGCATAAGAGATATAGATTTGTCAAACTGGAACTCTAAATTCTTAAGTTCTTCATCTGGCATATCTCCAATATCCTTATACTGATTGTTTAGTTTAATAACAGAAACACGAGTAGAAAGTTTTTCAACTATCCTATCTTTCATGTTTCCTCCTGCCTCATCATTATCAGCAATAACAATAATGTTATTGAAATACTTCTGAAGCAATTCTATTTGTGTACTTGATACGTTTGCACCAAGTGTTGCTACTGCTGGGAGTCCTACCTGGTCAAGTCTGATAGCATCAAACGAAGACTCTACTACATACACTCTATCAGATTTCTTAACTCTATGCAGGTTAAACAGTGTTTTACTTTTTGGAAGTCCTGGAGTATTCTTAAAATCTTTTCCTTCAATAGACCTACCAACAAATCCTAAAGGGATCCCATCTGGACTATGAACTGGAACGGTTACCATGTCTTGCTTTTCTGAATAACCCAATGAGAATTTTATGCAAGAAGGCTTTTCAATTTTTCTGTATGTAAAATAATTTCTTGCTCTTTCTGAACCGACTAACCCATTGTGTAATCTTTTAATAATAAGTTCATCAAATGTTTTATAAACTTCTTCTTTTACAAGGACTTTGTCAATCTCTGTAGTAATATTAGTTAACTTCTCTTTACTCTTTATAAACCTTGCAGATTCAAAATATGTTCTACCAGAAGTATGCATAACTAGTTCTATTAGGTCTGCAGATTTTTGGCAAGAAAAACAAAAGAACATTCCGCTTCCTTTTTGTACTTCTCCTGCTGGGGTTCTGTGATTATTGTGAAATGGACAAAAGATCATGAAGTCTGCATCAAGTTCAGACTCTACGGTAATACCCGATCCTGTAAGTACTCGCTTGACTTGGTCTGCTGAATAAAGATGGGATTGGCTCCGTCTATTCCTGCTATCCATTCGCTTTTCCTTTTCCCTGCGTAAACTGCATGTATCGATAGTTCAAATTCAAAATAGTTCTTTATATCATTATACCTTATTGTGAAGTCTGGGTCAAGATCAATTCTTGGCACATACCCACTTAATTTCATTTCTGATATCAATAATCTTATATACTCTTGTTTGAGTCTTCCGATCATTGAATCGTCATAGATTACTCCGTCAAGGCAAAAACGCTTAATCGACTTATGATGATAAGACTTATGAGTGGTAGCATTCTTTTCTGACATACCATATTATAACTACTTATCTTCAAAGTCTTTATATCTATAATATCCCTTGTCAAAGTCACACTGGACTAGGAAATCTCCCATAAATCCATTACGGTTTTTACGGAATGCACATTCAATGATATCACTATTTGTGGCACGACCAAGGGCAAGAACCCAGTCAGCATCGTAGGCAATTTGTCTAGACCAGGATGTTTGACCAAGTGTTGGAACACTGTTTAGGTCGTTGGCATCGTCAGGTGTTGCAGATGAAATTGCAATAATTGGAACTTCTTCACCAATAGCCATTAGTTTTAATTCTCTTGAGAGGTTCTTCATTCGTACCGTTTCATTGTCTGACTTCTGGTTAGGAGCCATCAACTGAAGGTAGTCAACGATCACAAAATCTGGCTTGTACTGATCAATCTTTCCACGAAGAACAGAAGGGTTGATTTCTCCGCCACTATCATTTGATATGATGTGGAATTCTGGCTTTCCTGCAAGATTCTTTGCATGCCATTCCTTTAGCATGTCAATTTCAATCTCACCATTGCTAATCTTCCTGTGAGACCATCTACCTTCACCCATAATAGTAAACACACGATTACGAACTTCAGTCTCAGACATTTCAAGAGAGATTACCATTGGGGACTTTCCTTGCTTCCATGCTTGAACAGCAAAGTAAAGTGCAAGCCACGACTTTCCAATTCCTGGATAAGCAAGAAACACTCCAAGTTGTCCTGGCATAATTCCAGAAGGAAGATAGTTGTCAAACCCTGGAAGACCTGTTTTGATTCCAGAAAGTCCTAGCGCTTGTTGTTTCTTAACATTTTCAAAATATGCAATAGCAGACTCAAGATCCGTTACATCAATATCACGAATAGCAGAAGTATTCTTTTTTAATTCTGAGGTCTTTGTTATTAGTTCGTTAAGGGCACCGTTTCCATTATTGTTTTGGATCTCACTTGCAGCAGATCTAATTATATCTTTAAGGCTGTCGGTAAGGTACTCTCCCTGAAGTTCTTCAAGATGATGCTTGGTTGCTCCGATACCTGACACTGGCTCAAAGTCTCTAAACTTTTCAGTAACTAATTCTGTTGGAGGAAGAACAGAGTTATTTTCAAAATACAACCTAATAAAATTCCAGATGTCTCCGTGAGTTCTTAAAAGATTATCAACATTAGCCTGAAGAAGAACATGGATTTGCTTATCGCTTAAAACAGCCGTAAGTAGTTTTGCTTCTGCATTATTCACTTAGCCACTCCTTTGCTAGTCTTCTGCGCTCTGTGCGCTCCTCTATGTCTTTAACTTTATCTCTTTGTGCCTGCAATATTTTTTCTGCATTATATGCAAAGTAATTCCAAGAAGGATTCTCTGCAACTGAAAAGTAGTACTCAAGTATATCGTAGCATCCTGGCAGTGTATATGACTCTACAAGGGCATCAGAAGCCCACTGCTCTACATTTAAATTAAGAGATGGCTTTGATTCGTACCTTGCGGTATGATACTTGCTGTATCTTGAAAGCAAAGCCATACGGTCTTTGCGTTCGGCCATTATGCTTCGGCAGCCTCTTCTTGTGCTTCCTTGATCTTATCTGTAAGTTTATCTTCAACAAACTTGTAGACACGCTCAAAAGCCTGATCTATATTTTCTCCATTGCGTTTTGAATCAACAACTCCAAGATCAAGTCTTAGTGATTGAAAGTTACCGAGGTTAAGCGTGTATCCTAGTGTAACAGATACTTTTGTCTCTTCGTTTTCCATTTTATACCCTTCGTTAAATAGATTCATTCCAAATTGGAACAAATCGACCATCTTCTGTTTTCCTATAAGTAAGTATACCATCGCCCATTCTGCGTGTCAACTCTTGTTTGCTGGGCGTAATATCATTTGTTATTAATTTATCTTTTCTTGGTCTACCAATATGGTATGAAGCAAGTATATCACGAATCTCTTTTACTTGCGATTCCGAGTAATATGACCTTACTTGAAAACCTCTTGCCCCACCTTTTTGTGATCCAGTTGGAAATGGGATGACTCCTCGTTTCATTAGTGATGGCATATATTTTTTATGACGGTTAACTAAATCAGCAGTCTGACCCACTGTATATGCTCGCTCTCTTTTATTTTTAAAATCACTAATTAAACAACTTTCAATTTGATCTTTTGTAATATTATAAACAGACATTACTCCATTAGAGTGATTGTAGTGATGTGTTCTAACAAGGTCTCCATTAAGAAACCAAACCTTTTTGTTTCCTGGTATTACAGGTAACTCATTGTATTTTTCGCTCTCAATAGTTCCCTTTTTAGTAACCATTGTCCCTCCAAAGTGTGGCTAGGTGGATGAAAAAATACTCTCACTCCGCAAGTCATGCAATATACTTCCAGGTGATTAATTTCCGTATATTGCCTATCTATAAACATTCTACCTTTGCATTTTTTGCACGACATCATTAGTTGGGTATTCCAACTACGATTAGGTTAATTCCAATGCTTGTGTCTCCACCAGTATTAAATTTAACTGTTCCTTCTACTTTAGAAGTTGAAACACTATTAATTGTTACCGTAACATCTTTTCCAGCATCAGTGCTTCCAATATTAATTGGGGTTGCTGTAACTACTGGGGCAAACTTAAAGTCTGTTCCAAAAGCATAAGAAAATGGTTTAGATGATCCTGCAGTTTGTGTTGTACTTGTTGTTACCTGAACATATCCACCTATTACACGGGCTTCTGAGGCTTTTACGCTTTGCTTTCCAGATGTTGGTGTATCCACGGTGACATATTTATATACTCCTGGAGATATTTGTTCAGACAAATCATTAACAGCCTTAACAATCTGATAGATATATGTAACATCTAGCGGTTGTCCTCTTTCGGGTACAGGTAAAATAGCCATAATACAATTATACCAGAGACTTAACTATAGATTCATAAATTTTGAGAGCAGGCTTTACTGTTGGATTTATAGATGCTAATTGTACTAATACTTTTACAGAAGTAGTCCCAGTTTTTAAAAATGAATAACTTGTGCCAGTTGCAATGCCTACATTTGAGTAGTCTCCACCATCAAATGAAGCAAAAACATCGTACTTTTCTTCTGCAGAAGTTTTAGATCCTTTGGACCAGTTTACAAGGATTGTATTACCAACAACATTAATGTCTCCTGGAAGGACTTGGACTATTTCAGAATTAACTGCAAATATTTGAGACCATGCAGACTTCCTGTTTTTGTCTTCTGATACCAATCTAAATCTTGCAATTCTTCCATTTTCTGTAGTTACTTTACCAAGTAATTCTTTTTTTACAATAATATTTTTTATTCCCGAATCTGCCATTACACCACGTCCAAACCAAATCTAAATTCAATATAGTTTGTTGTATTTGCTGACTTAATAATTGTTTTTGCTTCTGGAGTTTTCATAACCGAGTACCCAGTCAATCCATATATAGAGTTATTGGCTGTAACATTTTCAAGCCTAAGACCGTCTAAACAAACATAAAAGTCAGAAGTTGGAATTGGAGTTAGGCCATCTTCTCTTAATACACAAGCATATATTCTTACAGTATTTATTTCTGACCAGGAAAATTCAGTACTCTTCTGTAACTGCTGAAGTTGTTTCTTTACAACAAAATATCTATTGGTTGCAAAATTAGTTTCAGTATCATTTACAACTGCTTCGAATGTTGCCCATTTTCCACTTTTAAAAGTTCCTGTAGAAGCAAATTCAACTATAATTCTTACAGACTTTGGAAGTGTCGATGCTGAACCGACTTTGTTAATAACAGAAAAAGCAAGTCTTAACTCGTCTGTTGGAGAATTTTTACTAAAGTCAACAGATGCATTTGTTAGTTGTATAAAGTTTGATCCTGCTGCTGCTGTTAAGTTGCCACCTGAATCTATTGAAATGTTTGCATTGTTTCCAGATATTGCAAAAATGTTATTTAGGAACCTGCACCTTTCATATCTGTTGGCTCGGTTTGAGTTTGTAAAAATTTTATTATCTGCATTTGTTTGAAATACTGGATATGCTTGACTAATAATATTTGTGTCAACATCATTAATTAAATATCCTGAAGAAACAAATGTTCCTGTAATACTGGTATTGGAAGAAATTGTAAAAGATGTTGAATTTGGAACCGTAACTATACTAACATCTGCAAGATTAAATACTGTTGGCGTGATCCCAGATATAGATATTTTTGTTCCCACTGTAAGTCCATGCTCTACATCTGTAGTATATGTTAAAGTAGAACCTGAAGGAGTTTTTGGAACAGTAGTAGCATTTGTTATTTTAACAACACGATCATCTAGTGGTTCATAAATTGAGGGAATTTCTTTGCCTTGAGAAGAATACTTCCAAGACTCTCCTTCAGAAAAAGAATAAATACTTTTACTATCAAATGCTCCAGCAGAAGGATTAGATGCTGCAGAAAATAGTCCTACCTCTGTAATTTCATATCTTTCTTGGGTTGGAAGTTCTGCTGTTAGAACAACCTTTGAAACCCCACCCTCATCTACAAATCCACGGGAAATTATTGGCACACGAAACATTTCAAATTCAAGAGAAGACTTATTTGAATAGTCTGGCATTGTAGTAGTGTTATCAGCCACTAGTGGTTTAGGGCCACAGCCTACTGCTATATGTGATGCATACGATGGTGTTTGCCCTACAAGGTACTTTGCTAAAATATTTTTACCTATATTAGTTATCATTAATTTCCTCCAGTATATATTGTATCACTAAAGGTTGCTCCACTTGTTAATACTTGAACCTCTGCCTGCTCGCCATCCTTTAAGTTAATTAAGTTAATCACTAGATCTCCAGTTATGGGATCTACGTATATTGACTTACAGTTTGGAGTCTTTATCCACTTAGTTAGATCTTTTTCAACATACCCTGGATTATTTTCTGGTGGGGGTGGTGCTGATATGGTATAGCCTGTACCGCATTTTGGCAGGTGGTCTAAGATAGAAAGTGAAAGAGATTTAAAGTATGAATCTGATGACTGAAGACTTAGCATATTGTTTGGATTATACTGTAAATAAAGATCTGTTAGATTTTTTATTGGGCTATAGGAGATTGCTTGACCATTAACCAAATCATGCCTAGAAATTGTTGCAAGTTCTCGCCCACCAATATTTTCAAATATGAGATCTGTCATTATCTCAATAGACATAACCTCATCACCTTTAATAATTAAATCAGGTGTAGCAATTTTTATTGATTTATTGTCTGTTGTTGTTTTTGGATCTGGAAGATTTGGAGTTGCTGGTGTTGTCATTAAATTACCTCACTTAAAAATACTGTCATTTCTGGTCCATCTGAACTTTTAGAATAATCTATATTGTATATAACAAATCTACTTAGGGGAGACGAAGCCATACTTATACCATTTTCTTCATAGTCTAGTGTAACAATATCTCCTAACTGTAATGTTGGTATTGCAAATATTCTAACACCTACAGACTTTCTTGGCTTTGTTATTTTTTCAACAAGCCACTTCATTAAACTATTTGCTTCATCATAAGACTGAATGTATGGTGCATTTAAAGAAAAATCTTTTTTACCGTAAGTCATTCTGCTTAGTTTTATGTCTTGATAGTCTTGTTTAAATTTATATGGATTAGAAATTAATTTGTCTGCAACAAACTCTGGGTTTGAGGTTAAACTGTTTTTATTAAAATAATCATCAACTGTTAGTCTATTTTCTGATTGCTGGGTAAAGGTTACTCCCTGTACTCTTAAATAGTTACCTGTTGTTTCGTCTAAACTTATTGCAGTATCTGTTGCATTAAATATCATAAACTCTGCACCGTAAGATCCTGCTCTAAACCCTGAAACAACATATCCTTTAATTTTGTTAAATGTTGGAGATATTTTTGCAGTTAATGCTGGGAAAGCCTTATCATATTTAAAATTAAATGTTGCTGCTTCCCTCATGATGCTTCCAAATTCTTCAAAAAATATATTATACTTTGGTGCTTCTGATGTTCCTATTCCAGAAAGATATGTATTTTGAATTAAACCACTTAAAGCATACTTTCTAAAAGATTCATTTGCGTCAATATCAGAGTCTCCAAATACTGAGTTAACTGGAGCACCCAAAGAGAATGTAGTATTTTGTGAATAGTTATTACAAAGTGCATAAACATTTTCAAACATAATCCTTGAAGAGCCTCTTGAAAATAAAGCAATTCCAGAATAAACTGGTAGAGGGTCTAGATCATCAACTGTTTTAATAAGGCTACCATTTAAATACAAATAAAATCTTCTTGTTTTTCCTATATCTTGATACTCAACTGCAAGGTCGTATACTGTTGGATTTTCTTCAGCAACAATTCTTGCCTGCCCAGTAAACTTTCCATCATCTACTGTTATTTCTCCAAGACCTTCCCACAACTTGACTGGTACTGCTTTTCCATTGTCTGATTTAACCTTATAAAAGAAAACATTGCTTACGCTCTCTCTTTCATCTTTAGATAAATTTCCCATTCCTAGCGCTGCAATTTCAAAATAGTATCCGACATTTGTTGTAGAATTTAACATAAATGCAAGACCACCAGATCCACCAGAAATATTTATATTCTTGTCTGGTGTACTTCCATTAACAACATAATATGTTGCAGACCCATTAGATGTTTGACCTCTATCCGAACTGTTTTCTATTTTACCAACAATTCTCATTCTTGTACCAAAGTGTTTATATTTGTTTTCTTCTAAAGATTTATGGACATATGATATGAAATCTCTTGGATTTTCTTTAGTAGTAAAATTTGGTCCAGTGAGAGATAGTGCTGAAGACTGAATAGTCCCGCTTTCTACAGTTGTTGCTGTGCTAATTTCTTTTATAAAAGATGTTGACATAAAGTTCTTAATAATTCCACTTCTAGAAGAAGTTTTTGCAAGAGTGTCAGAAGACACTCCAGAATTAGTTAACTTTCCAGATGAAGCAACCGTTGTTGGTGGTAAGGTTAAATCTTTGCTAAACAAATACTCTGATGACATGTAGCAGCCTTTAATGTTGTTATCTGATTTCCAGTAGTCTGCTATGCCAGCAGAGTGTGCAACAATGGCAGTTCCAAACTGACCACGACCATGTTTTTGTACTTCTCCATTTTGTAGTTTAACAACCCCGTCTTTTTCAAAATATTTTGGTTCAGAATATATTCTAATAAGACCCGTTGGGTATATCTTTCCATTAAAAGGAAGTTTAGCAAAATAATTTTGATAGTCTTCTGTAGATGTTATCCAAACATTTCCAAATCCAGAAACATTGTACTGAACGGCATCATACTTTATAATCTCACCTTGCGAATAAAAATATCCATTATATCTTGTAATCCAGTATACCGCTTCTCCTAAACTAAATGTATTATTAATTAAAATATTATTAGCAACTATTGGAACATCTGCTTTTAGATCTGAGTTAAGAGGTATTGCGCTAAGAACATAGGCAGACTGTGTTGCAACTTCATTGTTAATAGATTTTGTGTTTTGAGTTCCAGAAACTTCCCATAGCAGTGCTGGCTTGTAGGTATAGTATCTTTCGTTATCTACAAGACTTGCCTGTCTGAGAGATCCAATAGATCTCTGTATATATCTTGTACTGTAATTAATTGCTCCATCATTATATGCCGAATTTTCCTGAGTTGACACAGAAATAACATTTGCAAGTTTTGGTTTATTTGTTTTGTTTTTTATTTCACCATATTGCGTAGAGTCTTTAGTTCCAGTTAAAGAAAAAGAAGTTGGTCTTTCTGTTGCGGTTGGCATTATATAGTTTTTGCTCATCATTACAAAATTGTTATACTCATCAAAAAACATTGCTGTTTGTGTTGATACTGCCAAATCTTGAAGTACTTGGGCTACGCTATTTTCTGGAGCAACAAAAAAATATGGAATAATTATTTCTTTTTCATTTGCAACTCTTTTAAATGTATAGTTAGAAAACCCAACATGGTCTAATAGCAAAGATACTGCAGAACTAACAGAAACTTCTGTCATTAAAATCTCTGGTGCAGTAATTGATTCAAGATACCAGTAAAGATCTCTTAGTCCTACAGACACAGTCTTTGTCATCAAATCTTGTTTTGGAAATGCATCAGAATATAATGTTTTAATTGGTACATAGTAGTCCCACCCATCTACATCAACAATTACTTCATAAAATTTAAACTGAATGTGTCTTGAAATATATTTAGAAATAATGCTGTCTTTGTTATTAGAATTAAATGCCTGGTCATGATCAAAAATATTTATAGTACCATTAGAGGCTATTAATTGACCAACTGGTAGGCCCGATAACCCTAGGTCTGAAGCACTTTTATTGATAGAATAGTCTAAAGTTTTATCAGAAATATTAAGGACAAGTCTTGGAGAAATTTCAATAAGATCAAAAGTTGAATCTTTTGCGTTCATTGTGTCAACGACAATCCTAATTCCGCTTATATATTCAAACTCTCTAAATTGCAATTTTTTATCAATAGTTTTAATAAAAACATCTGGAGAAGTAACATCAGTGACAAAATTTGTTAGCCTATCAACTGTTTCATCTTGGATATACCACCCATACTTTGGTGCAAGAACTGTATACTCTGTCCCATTCCAAATATGAAAAGTTCCTATATCAGTATCATTTTGCTTAATCAAGTAAGCATAACCAAAGACAGATTTTTCAGGAAGTAATGCTATGTTTGTATAGGTTTCCTGAAGCACAAAAGTATTTCTCCACTCATCTGGAACAACTAGCCCATAGGCAATCTCTACATAGCCATCGCTTTTTATAACTGATGAGCCATCTTTCCTTGTAACTGATGGGTCAAAAGATATAATATTTTCCCAATTACCATTTTTTAAAAACTGAATCTTCCACTTACTTGGAGTCTTTTTATTTAATTCTCCATAAAATGGATCCGCAGTACTGCCAGTAGAAGAAGAAAATGGCCCAAGGTTCTCTGTTCCTATGTGAGTTTGCATTTTAACTACAACCCTGTTAGTAGGAATTTTTTCTTTATAAACAACAAAAGGGCAAGCGTCTTCTATTAAATATTGTGATTCACGAACCTTTGATGCAATTCCATATTCAGAAAGATTTTCTGCTACTCCATTTTTTTCTTTTTGATCTTTATCAATAAATGTTTTATTAAATCCATAAGAAATAGATGCGTCGTTATATGTATATTTATATCGACCCTCTGTTCTGTATGATGTCCAATATTTAAATTTGTCATTTTTATCTGGCATATAATATCTAGGTCTATCTGCCATAAATAAATTAGGATGATGAACTTTCCTATTTTCAAAGAATGCTGCTTTGTTAATTCCAGATCTTGGTCTAAACTGTGCAAAGCAATCTTCTAGAGAATACAGAGTTTGCAATTTTTCTTTTTTATTTAATAGAGTAGTTGGAATATTATCATTATCAAAAATTCCATCTACGAGAACATCTGCATCTGTTGCCCCAGTATAAAAACTTCCAGTATCATTAACATCAAAACTGGTAGGCAAAGATGAGTAGGCTGATCCTGTTTGTGTTGGTCTATACCTATAGTTTCCTATATGCTTAATATTGGTAGGAACATTCATATTCCATTCAGCAGTTATAACTGATTTATTTTTTATGGTAGAAGAAGTTTCTAAAAAATTTTGCAGTTCTTTATTTTCAAACATTATACCTCTTCCAAAGTAACTGAGACATTCCAGTAGTCAAAATTAGTTCCTCTTTTTTCTACAGAATAGGTAAAACTAGAAATAAACATCTCAACAATTTGGTTGTATTGAGAAAGGTGGTCATAAGGATCTTCTGTTCCTTTAAAAATATCTTTTCTGTCGTATGCAAGGAATACCCAAAAAGAACCTTTATGTGAGTCATACCATTCAAGCATATCTGCTCCACCAGCACCAGAGTCAGTTGTGTATGACTTTGATAAAGATTTTCCAGTGGTTGTATTAAAATTAGGATTGTGGTCATGTGATCGTGAAGGAATCATGCTCCAACTAGTGCTAAGTTTCATTTTATCTGCAGTATGATATGATCTCATACGGCCATTGATCATTCTCTCCCGTTTTTCAATACGCTCATCTGAAAAATCTAATGGAGATCTATTATCGTCTGTAAGCATTAAAAACTGATCTACAGTGTTTGGATTTGCATCTGTCAGATCTGCACCAACTTCTAATCCGTATGGGATGTACAAACCATTTATCAGGGTTCCAGAGTTTTCAGACCAAAGCATGCCACTAGGTCTATTATACTTTTTGCGACTCTGCATATAGGTAAATCTTGGGTCTGGACTATCTGGCATTTATTCCAATCCCCCTAATTCTTCTATCTTCTACTTGCTTGATTGTTGACATTACTGCCTGTGCAATTTCATTTGGATTAGCATCTGTTCTTGCATTAACTGTTAATGTATATGTATTATTATACACTGCTGCGCCAGTTGCATCACCATTATTAATCTTTTTGAGATTATCTACCCCGTAAGAATCCACAGCATACTTGCTCATAATAAACTCTCCTGGGGTTAACATTGCTGGAACAATGTCTGTACCTCTAGCAAATCCTCCAGCAGCAAAATATTTTGGAACCATACCACCAGAAGACATAAGTCCGATTGCCTTAAGTTTGCTTAATACTCCTTGTGGGGTGGTCCTTGATGGCGGGACTACTGCTGGCTTAAAGGTTGGTGCATTATTTTGTCCATAGTTAAAGTTAGATGGCGTTGGTTTATTTACTGCAGGTGGTTTCGCTGCAGGTGGTTTCGCTGCAGGTGGTTTCGCTGCAGGTGGTTTCGCTGCAGGAACTTTTGCTACTGTTGCTGTTGCTACTGCTGGTTTTGTTTCTGAGGCTGGGGCACCAACAACTTCTGCAGGTGTTGGTGGAGTGTATGCAGATCCAAGGATTGGATCATTTCCAACTGTTTGTTCAGCAGCAAAGGCTGCCTTTAAATCAGGAACAGTTGCAAGAGCAAGTTTCATTGACTCTATGAATTTGTTGCTATTTATCATAGCAAGATCTACTTCATTCTTAATCTTTTCCCAAGCATCTCTTGTATTTCCAAGAACAGTAAGGCCTGCAATATCTTTGTCTAGTTGTATTTGTCTTAAACGAACAAACTCTTGTGCTGGTTCAATTCTGTCTTCTTCAATTTGAAACACTTCATCTTGAAGAGTTTTAATTTCTTTTTCAAGTTCTTTTCTAGTTTTTGTTTTCCAGAGAGACTTGTCGGTACTGCCCATTTTGTCAACTCCAGTTACTCCATCTAATTCATATTGTCTGGACTGCTCTATAGCATCCTTTTGCTTTGTAACCGCATCGGCTGCCTGTTGTGCTCGCATGTCTTGCGCTGCTCGTGCTGCTGCAGCGATGTCTCCAGATGTTAATGCTTCTGCAAGTGTTAGTTGACCCCTTTGCTGATTAGAAATAGCAGCATTGGCTTTTTCTACTTCATCAAGAGCCTTAATTCTTTCGTCATATTTGTCATTAATCTTTTGCTCTTGGTCTTCAATAGCCTTTAGTGCTGCTTCTTTGTCATCAACTTTATACTGAATTAATGCAATGTCTTCTTGTGCTTTTTTCATTACATCTTCTTGTGATTTTGTATCTAATTTAAATTTAATATTAAGGGCTGTTTCTTGAACATCAAAAGCCTCCATTGCATTGCCAAACCCGTCATTAAACATATCTTGCATAAATTCAATAGTACCTTTTAACTGTTTAAGTCTTGTATCAAAATCAGTTATCAACTTGTTTAACTCAGCCTGTGCAGTCGCAATAACTTCTTTATCAGCACCTTTTTTAATTAAACTATTAACTTTTGATTGCTGAGTGCCAATTTCAGTTTCCATCAGGCTTAAGTTTTCATCAGAATTAATTGCTCTTGCAGTTGAGGCACTATATTTCTTTCTAATTCTTGCCTCTTTAGTTCTATCTTTTTTGAATTGATCTATGTCTGTTCCTACTCCCTTAACCGCTGCTGATCTAAGTTGTGCCTTAGTTAAAACATTATAATTCTTTGCTAAAGTAGCAACTGACTTTGAATTTTTTTCCATAGCAATTGCTTGAGCAAGTCCAGCGTTTTCAACCATTGCGTAAGCATCTGCAACTGGAACTCCTATAGAAGACAACTTGGCAAAGGCTATTGCTTGATCTTCAATCACGTTAGTTTCTGCTTCTGTCTTTGAATTAAAGTCTCCCATTGCTATAGAGTTTAACGCTTCTTGAATGTTTTTGGCATCCTTCTTTAAACCAATAATGTTATCCTTATTGTCAAACTCAAATAAAGACCTCTTCTTGCTTTCATACTCTTTTGGATCCATTCCAACTATAAGAGAAATGAGGTCTTCACTTCCACCTATCTTTCTTATATCATTCTCTATACCGCTGAAAGCATCAAGGGTCTTCTTGCCTCCAAACAGGCCATCTAAAGCCTTACGAGAGGCACTCCAGCCCTCTGTGACCTTAATCTGGTTCTTACGTACATCCCTTAGTTTTTTGACTAGATCATCTAGGGGTGAGGACTGAACCTTACTTCCCCCGCCAGTTGGAGTTGTTCCTGTTGGAGCCTTTGTGTCTACAGCAACACCTTCAGTTACAGCCTTAAATCCTTGATCTTCTTTGTAGTGAGCAACTTGTGTTGCAATAGGAAGTGATGCATAATCTGCTCCACCATATGCTTTTCCTTGAATCATTGTAGTTGGAGATTTTTGCCAATCAATAAAGTCTTGAGTTGCTACTATCTCTGGATCTGGAATATTAATTATAGACGCAATAGTCTGTGTGTAAGTCTTTTGCTGATCTTCTGTTAGAGTATTAAAGTATGCTTCATCAAAAGCAGCAGTGCCCTCAATGTTTGGAATAATGTTATAGACAATTTCTGCAGTTAGGTCTTTGTTTCCTTCAATGCTGTCTAACATTGTGTTTAACTTTTCATATTGCTCTTTATTCTTTGGGTCTACATAGTAACTAACCAGAACATCAGATGGAATAACTGCGTTAAGGTTGTTTAACTTAATCATATTTTTTGTAAAATCAAGAGCATCTGAATCTTTTTCAAATGCTTCAACCTTTGTAACAAACTTGGTCTGTACTGTCTTATTAACTACGCCTTTAGAATCAAGAATGTTTTGGGCTGCAACACCAATTGACTCAGAAGTTGCACCGCTAAACTTAGTAATAATATTCATCATCTTTGGAGCAATATCTTTGTTGTCTGCTGCTAGACCTAAAAGACTTCTAAATACTGCTGGAGGTATATCTCCACTTGCCATCTTTGCCTGAATTAAAAATTCTTGTCCGCTGTCAATAAGGCCATCTTTTCTTAGGTTTGCTGCTTGCTGATCAACAACATCTATATATGCTAACTGATTAGGATCGTCTTTATATTTTGCAGTAACAGCCTTTTTCATACCGCCCATCATTGCTTCTTGCATAGCGCCAGCGCCATTGTATTGTGTTACAACGTCTGCCTGTAGTTGTCCTTGTGCTGCTGTTAATTTATCTCTTTCACCAATATACTTAGTTTGCATTTCTTCTGCTTCATTAATTTTGCCTTGAAGTTTTAGTTGATCAATTTTCTTTTGGTAGAACATATCAAATGAATCTAGCATTTGTTTGTTTTGTTCCATGGCGATCTTGGAATCTACTGCATAGGCTGCTCCAAGTGCTCCTGCTTGTTTTGCAAATCTTTTTGTTGCAAAATATCCTCCAATTGCTCCTGCTGCTGCGCCGATGCCACCACCAATAATGGCACCAACAGCGGTACCCAGAATTGGAACTACGCTTCCTATGGCTGCCCCAAGTGCTGCTCCACCTAAAGCAGCGGCTCCAATTCCTGCTTTTTGAACAGTACTTTGTCCAGCAAGTTTTGTCATTGTTCCTGCGTTGTTTACATTTTTAGCACTTGCTTGCATTCTCTTACTATTTTCTGCAACCATATCAGTTCTTACCTTTAAAGGATTTTTTTCTAAGTCTTCTCCATTAGGTCCAAGCACTTTTTCCATTTGAGCAATTACTCTAATTCCCATAGACACATCTCCTGCTTGTCTTGCAGCATTCATTGCTAAACTTTTTGCTTGATTTATATCCATTGCGCCAGACATAACTGAAGTAGTTAACTGGCTTGACAAATCTCCAACTGCTTGCCCACCTTTTCCAGCAGCATTTTGTTCTGCAAGTCTTTTTGTTATTCCCTTGCCTTCTTCTGTTTGAACAAATGCTTCTCCATAAGTTGTTTTTCCAGTTGCTGAAGGGGTCATATTGAAAGAGTTTTTCCTCTTAAGATCCATCTGTTCTGACGCTGTTACTTTACCGCTGAACTTTGCTATAGCATTAACAGCAGAAGTAGATCCTCTAAATTTTTCATTTTCTTCTAAAACTTTATTTGCTGCTGCATCAAAGGCCATTCTTAAAGCAACAAATGATCCAACGGTTGCTGCCAAACCAACTGCAACTGCGCCCATAGGACTCTTTAACATTGGAAGAACCATAGAAAGACCCATCAAAGGCATCATAACTTTTTGTGAAATTTCTCCAACCTTGCCTGGTGCCATAGAACCAACCATCGCTGCGCCTGCTGCAACTCCAAGTCCACCAGCCATACCCATTCCACCCTTGCCTGCTGCTCTTGCTTGCTGTCTTTTACTTATCATTGATCCAGCCTTTAGTTTGGCTTTATCAAGTCTTGTTGGAGTAAAGTTTCCACTTGGCAATAGAGGGCCTTGCATTGGTCCTGCAGGTTGGCTCTGGAAAATCTTTTTTTGATATCCTACAGAGTTGGCTAATTTAGTTCTTTTTTCTTCTTGACGACGCAAAGACTTTGCATCTGCATCCATTGGTCCAGTGCCGTATAGTTTAGTTCTTGATGCTGTTATCTTTGCTTGTGTTCTTGCTTCTTCTCTTTGACGCTTTTCCATTTGACGGCGTACAGATTTAGCGTCAGCATCTATTGATCCCCCGCCATAAAGGGCAGTTCTAGATGCTGCTGCTGCAGATTGAGATAGCGTTGTTCCAATTGTACTTCCAACTGTCTTTGCTTCTGCTATAGAGGACTTTGCTCCAGCAACTACTGCTCCCGCTGGGTCTACAAGTCTTTTTACTCCTCTTGGATAATTACGAGCAAGATCTTGTTCTGAAATATTAATATCTGGAGCATCTGCTTTTCCAACAATTCTTCCTTTAGGACCTTGACGAACTGCCTTGACTACGCTCTTTGGAGCAAGTCTACTATCATCTGTTTTACCAGAAGTTGATTTTAAGTTTACAGTATTTGGTTCTGTAGGTATTGGCTTTATATTGCCATTTTTATCTTGAAGTACTTCATCTGGTTTTACCAAGATTGAACGGTGGAAGTGATAAACTTTTTTCCAATCTGCTTCTAGGCCAGCCTGAAGTCTCTTATACATGTCCTCATAAACCTTTTTGGCTGGGTCTCCATCAGCAAGTTTAAAACCGTCTATAGTCTTTCTTAGTTTTGGAAGTGTTTTGTTGATCTCATCCTTTATTGTTTTTTCATATTGGTCTGCAGACTTAATTCCTTGAGGAATATCTGCTGTCGCATTTCCAAACCAGAATGGTGATGCATTTGCGTTTGCTCCTGGAACACCCTTCAAGTTGTGCATTGCAATTTCTTGCATAGATGGAAGCCCTGCGGAATAAGATCTTGTGCCAGATGCCTTATCAAATACACCAGCAGCGCCAACATCTGCTATAACATTTCCTCCCAAGTTTCCTTTTTTAAGATCTTTGTCTGCACGAAGGCTTGACGCTACTAGTTGTCTAAAATAATCTCTTTCGGTAAATGTCTTTGGCATTGTATTTGGATCAAACCTTGGATCAAACTTAGATTCTAAAACAATAACTTTTCTCTTTTTATTAACATCTGGCTCATCAATATCTGTAGGGTCAATCATTGTTGTGATTTTTTGTTTTGGCGCTACCAGTCCGTGAACATTTCTTGCAATCTCTGTTGCTCTTTTTTCTGCTATAGCATCTAACTCGCTTAGCATTGGTTTTACAAATACCTTTGAACCATCTGGCTTTGTGTATACTCCACCAATAGTAGACATAAAATTGCTTCTTCCAGAACTTTGTGTTTCCTGCTTACCAAAGTTTGTTGGTTTCTTTGCCCCATAGGTAGTTTGAGATGCTTCAATTGCAACTGCTCTTAATTTTTCTTTATGCTCCATTGCTTTTTCAAGATCAACTAATTCTGGAGCCTTTAAAGGAACTGATATTTTTGTTTTATCTTTTGATTTTGCGCCTTGAGAAAACTTAGGAGTTGTTCCCGATCCAAGTCTATTCATGTTTACAGTTGTTGGCTCTTTAATTTCAAACCCATCATAGATGCCTGGATTAAGTGTTACAGTTCCAGAGGATGTTACTGTTTTCCCTTGGCTTTCTGAAAACCTAGTCTTAATTTCATATCCTGCAATATAAGGTTTTCCAGTTGCTGGATTTATTGTTGATGCTGCTTTGTCAAGTATTGCCTTACTTGTTTCTGGAGTTGTTCCTAGTCCTTGCCCCATATTAAATCTAACATCTGCTGCATATAGTTGTCTAGACTTTATATATCCTGGATCATTTGGGCTTATTCTTTTTGGAAGTTCCTTTTCATATAAATGTTTCAGTAGGTCATCATTAACCATTTTTGAAGGAGATTCTCTAACTAACTTTAAAAGTTCTCTGTCTAGTGCTTCTGCTTGTACAGGAGACATTCCAGATGGATGCCATTTTGATGGACCATTTTTTAGCCATTCGTCTATAAATGCTTGTTTAGGAATTCCTTGTCCGTACATTTTTTTATTGATCTCAAGAGGGAAATCAAACATCAATCCATGCTTTACGGTTGTTACTGCTGGCAAACCTTGTGACAAAAGAACCTGTTGCATTGTTATAAGTTTTAGTCTTTGATTCTCACTCATTTCTGGATGAGCCTTGAGTATGTCTGAAATTAATTTAGGTTCGCTTTTACCTCCTACGTGAGTTTCACTCATTGCAACAGGTTGAGCGTTTGTTGTACCTCCATTAAATCCTTGTACCGTTCCACCTGCAACCATATGAGCAATGAAAGGTCTATTCGCTGGATCTTGTGCAGCCTCTGCTGGAATTACTGCTTCTCCAGGAGTAAGTACTGATGGAACAGTATCTTTATTTCCAGTTCCTGGAACTCTTGTTGTTCCAGTAGAATATTTAAGTTTAGGCATTCTTTTACCAGCAGGTGGGCCAGTAAATCCTGCCTGTGCTGCAATGGCTCTTCTATATGCATTTGCCAACATGTTAACTGCTGTGGTTTCAGATGTAAAGGTTTGCTTAAGTTTAGTGTGAACTTGATCAAGAGATGCTGCTACTGCTGAGGCTTCTAGTTGTTCTTTAGTTAAATAGTTTGTTTGCTCGCCTAAAACTTTACTAGCGTTTCCTGTTCTGTTGTACATAGACTTCATCCCTGCAAACATTTTAATTATGTTAGCAACAGCGTTTGCAATCAGACCAAATGTCATAAGTAGAACTGGACCTATTCCTGCAACTGCAACAGTAAAGATTGTTAAGAATTTTTTACTACCGTCTCCTAGACCATTAAATTTTTCAAGAATCTTTCCAACAAACTCAACAATAGGTGTTAGTGCTTTTAAGAACTGTTCTCCAACTGGAGCAATAGCCAACTTAAGATCTTCCATTGACTTTTTAAATTTATAAGTTGTTGTATTTTGAATCTTATCTAATTCTCGCTGTGACAAGATTGCAAGTTCTTCTGTGGTTGCTTGTGTTAGTTGAAGAACTCTGTTTGCTTGCGTACCCTGGGCTACTACGTTTTGAAATAATGTAGAAAGTCTTGAGAACTGAAACTTACCAAACAGTTGCTCAATAGCACGAGCACGGTTAAGGGGATCAAGAGTGTCTAGTGCCTGTGCAAATCCAACAACAGTTGCTTTGATGTCACCCTTATTGGACTCAACAATTCCTCGAATGTTTACACCAAGGTCTCCAAGAAATGCACTGGCTTTTGCAGAAGGATTAATTAATGAAGCAAGACCAGACTTAAGTGCGTTAGCGCCTTCTGATGCATTGATTCCACCTTCTTTCATTGCTGTAAGGAAGAATGCTAAATCTTCTACATCTCCACCAAGTTGTTGAATAACTGGTCCAGCCTTTGGAATTGCTATGGTCAAGTCTTCAATTGATACAACGGTCTGGTTTTCAACTGCGTTAAGGAAGTCAATCTTTTTAGCAAGATCTTCTGTTGCTACTCCAAATGCATTAGTTACTGATATTGTTGTTTCTAATGCTTGTTCTTGTTCTACTCCACCAAGAACAGCAAGTCTTGTTGCTTGTGCAACTTGAGCCATAAGGGCTGCGCCCTGTTTACCCATTGCTGCTGCATCTGCAGCCATTTTCATTGTATCTTCTATTGCAACGCCGTACTTAGTATATTCTTTTGCAAGACTTTGAATCTGCTTAATCATTGCATCGGTTTCTTCTGTAGATGTAAACATTTCTCCGTATACACGCTTAAATCTAATTGCCTGCTCTTCAAGTTTCATGAATGTCTTAGAAGCAGTTACTCCAAGCATTGTCAGTGGAACTGTAAAACCAACCATCAACTGGCGACCTGCCCACTGAGTATTCTTACCAAAATTTAGAAGGTTGGTTGATCCTTGTTTTAATAATTGATTGAGTAGTTGCTGTCTTTGTGCAGCAATGGCAGTTTGTGTGCCAAGATTTTTCATGTCAAGAGTTAGAGGTCTTACTGCAATTGACTGTAGGGCTCCGTTGGCCCCTCGACCCATCTTAATATATTGGGTCTGTAGATCCTTTACACGCTCTCGTGCAACTTTATTTAATGTGTCAAACTCAGATCTAAATAGTCTACCAAAAGTTTTTGTTGCAGCGCCAGTGTATCTAAAGTATTCTCTTGAGGTTAACTTATTTCTTTCTAAGGCATCAGTAAAAGACTCTGTACTCGATGTTACTGTTCGCATTGATGCTTGGAATTGTCCAGTAGCATTTATGCTGTTCATCAAGTTTTGTGCTTGATTTGCTGCCACTGCTGATGCTGCAGTGCCAGACTTTGCCATCTGTGTATGGAAGGCTGATATTTGACGTTGTAGAAGTTTTAGACTTGCTAAAGCATCGGACGTATCAATATTTACATGAATATTGGATTCTACATCAGCCATCCATTAACACCTCTTTATTTAGTTATTTGCAAGGTTGCCAAGTAGTGATGCGTCAGAAAGTTTAATTCCTGATGCCTCTTCGACAATCTTGTATACTGTTGGAAGGTCTAGGTTTTCTTCTAGGGCTTCCTTGTCTTCTGCCAATTCTGGCTTGTATTGTTTCATTGCGATTTGAACACAGTCCATAAGTAAGTCCATAGACTTTTCGTTATCATCTGCAACTTTTGCAATGTCTTCAAACTTCTTCATAAACGGACGAAGTAGTGAAATTTTAAGTGGTCTGACCTTGATCTTAGTACCATCAATTAGTGTTACGGTCTTCTCTTCTGTTGTGGCAGTTGCCATTTAGTCCTCCTTATAAGGTTTAGTCAATTATACCATAGCGGAGCGTTATTTTTGATTAATCGTAAACCTCATAGTCTAGCCCCATTCCAATTCCAAACCCCGCTCTTTCGGCGTTGGCGCCCTGCAATGCAAGAATATCTCTTCCATCTTGCGTTTTCCCTCCACTAAAGACTCTAGCCTTCATGTCTTCCCATTCATTTCCACTTCCAGAGTTCTTATCTAAATCTACCCCTTGCATCGCAGCAACAAATTTTTTATCACTATAGTCTAATTCTCTTTTTATTTTTAATGTGGCTGTCAGTTCTTGCATTGACATTGATGATTCTAGTTGATCATAGTCTTTCCATATACCGATTAAAAAAACCTCTGCTTCTAATTTTGCTAAATCTAATGTGTCCCATGTGGATCCGCTTTCAACTGCCTGATCCTTAACAGTATCTTCTGACTTTTGGTTAATTTTAATTCCCGCTGCTACATCAATTACTTCATATATGGTTGGCAAGTCAAGGTTATCTTCTAGATCTTCTATTGTTTTAATTGATGGGCAATACTGTTGCATTGCTATTAAAGCGCATTTGGCCAAGACTGATATTGATTCATCATCTGTTTTTGCTTCTTTTATTGTTTCAAAAGTTTCTAGGAATTCTCTTAGATATTTTATTTTTAGTGGAGCAGCAACAACTACTCTATCGTCTACTAATGATATTTTTTTTGTGTCATATATTTTAGTTGCCATTATATAAGTATACCAAACAGAAAGGCCCAACCCCGAAGGATTGAGCCTCTCATATTAAGTTGTATTATGCTAGGGAACGGTCTACGATCTTACCATATGACGCATTGTCATTTGGAAGAAGACGGAATGAAACCTCAAACATTGTTGCTTCATCGCGCTTTGCAGATACTGTTACATTCTCAATTGAGAGTGCACGGTATGCTACATAGATTCTTTCCTTTGGATCTAGAGAAGAACCAGAACCTGGTCCTACTGCTACAATACCACGCTCTAGTGGAACGTCACCAATGTCGCCTGCAGACATCTTGAGAGTCTGTAGACCTGATGCCTCTGGAGATAAGTCTCCACCAACTCCACCTTTTCCTGCAATCGCAACTAGAAGATTTTCTAGTGTTGATTCAGCAAAAGATGTATTTAGATTAACTGTCATACCTTGCTTGAATAAACGAGCAACGTCGAGAAGTTGATCTACTGCTACGTCACCAAAATCTGGTTGGAATGCGAGTTCCAAACCATTTGATGTGTAACCGATGTTTGTATAGCCAGCGCCTGTTACGGAGTCTGACAAAGTATCCTTGTAGGATGTTGAGGATGCTGTAAGTGCTGGAAGGTCTGTTGCTGCTTGAGCATCAGTGATCTTGCCATCTACTTCATTGTATCCGATTGGACCTGCATTATGTGTAAAAAGTGCTGCTGCACCCACGATAATGTTACTACTTGAACCACGGCTGTATGCCATATATCTCACCTCTTTCATTTTATTAAAAGGGGGTTGTTTCCTCAAATCAATTATACAGCCTTTTTATTATGCTGGTAATTCTAGTGGGTGCCAGTCGTAGTCTATAATTATCTTATTCCCCGCATAGGTACGGGCTGTGCCAAAGTCTACAATATCTCTGGTTTCTTCTAGTTGATAGATCTTGAAGTTATGAAAGAATACAGGCTTAGAGTCTATGGTCTGATAATCTAGGTTTGCTTGGGCCCATTCATTAAGGTCTTTTGCTGAGTCGTCACCATTGTCAAGCAAGTCACTTACCTGTTGTTGGGTTATAACCATATTTCTCTGTGCGTTGTCTCCTACTGAATAAAAATAGTAAAGAAGTTGCTCACACTTAATATATGGAAATGGAGTTCTTCTCATTTTAAACATTCTGTCATATACCCCAAAGACCCCATTGCTTTGTGGAAATGTTTCAGTCAAAGCATCAATTTCTGTTGGAAGTGTTGGGAAAAAATATGTTGTTCCAATGCTTGTGTTTGTATCTGGGTTAAAGTTTGGACTTATCTTTGCTGCCAGATAAGCATTAATAATTGTAGGTGGATGATGAATTACTGCAGCCATTATGCACCCATCCCTGCGTTAGCAATCCATCGGTATCCAGTTGATAGGCCTTTTGCCTTACCCATTCTTTTACCTGCTGGCATATTCTTTTTATATACCTGTGGATTTTCAAGATATTTTGCTATACCACTTGTTCTTAAAAATGCTTGTGAAAAATACTTATTGAAAAACATATCAAAGGCTTTTTCAAAACCACCTTCTACTTCTGTTCCTCCAGGATTCATTACCTGCACTGGACCTCTAGTAAATATAGTTTCTCCACCATCCTCAAATGCTAAAACCTGTGCAACCTTTGGTCTAATTGTAACTGGAATTCCATACTCCATAATTCTTGCTTTGTCATAGAATGGTGTACGAGATCCATCCTTAATAGATGTTGACTGTCTAAATGATGACCGAAAAGATAACCCTAGATTGCTAGTTGTGTAAGATATATCATACAGTCTTGCATCTGGGCTTCCAGTCATAGTCCACTCATAAACATGGTGAAGCATTTCAGGATTAACTCTTGCGTTAGAGTCTATAAATTCTTTCATTACCTCTACTGTTTCCATGCCTAATGTTTTTAGAAATACAGTCTTTCCTCTTTGAACTCCTTCTAGAAATCCTATAGAGTAGTCAATAATATTGCTCATATCTTTCTTAAATTGTTTTGAGTTAAATGTTGTTATCATACATCACCTGACTGATTCTCTGATCTTCTTATTACCAACTTGTAAGATTCAACTACGCCAAATGGGCCAGTAAAAGGTTCGTAGGTCGCTACTTCAAACAAGGTGCCTTTGCCAGATCTAGGACCTGAAGTCTCCATATAAATAAGGTTTCCTTCTTGATCTTTAATGTCAGATATTAATATGTTAGTTAAAGCATTTTTGCTATCTAGCAAAGAAATTCTAATGTCTGATTTTGCTCTTCCAATAAGGATTGAGTTTTGAGTTATGTTTACATTTGGTTTTACTTCTTCTTTAAATGCTGATCCTCCTGAAGAAAAACTACAAGCAAAAACTCTGTCAAGCACCCAATGTTTTTTTATTGCACCAAATTCACCTTGATCAACTATTGGATGATACACAGATGCTTGCATTGGAAACATAAAGTCTGGTGTTTCACAAACTGTCATTATAACACCCCAAGTTTTGTAATAGACTTAGTATACTTTGAAAGTATCTTGTCTACAATTATGTTTCCTGTTCCTTCGAAAAGACCCTTATCAAACTGAATTCTATATTGATCTGTGTTATAAGAAGAAATAAATCTCTTGTAGTAATCTAATTTTCCGCACTCTAGGTCATGGATTAACATCTCTGTTGCTCTAATAATGTCTGACGGCACTGCTGTATATCCATATTCAACAGTTATTAGGTAATCCCATGTTTTACCAAACCCTCTGTATATAAACTGTGGGTCTAGAGAATCTGATGCTGCAGCAGGTAAAACTAATGGGGAAGACTCTGCACGATTAATGTTGTCTGATGACTTCTCAATGATTGCTGTTTTGTCTGATGATACTTCGTATTCTCTATCTTCTACTAATTTGTTGTTTTCGTATACCGCTAAAACCTTTTTTACGTCATCCCAGATTGGCAGATAGTCTGCTCCAGTTCCCGTAAAATGTAAAACTTTTTTCTTATAATAAAATCCTTCTATAACTATTGAGTCAATAATTGCTCTTGCAATTTCTTCATTTGCTGTATAGGTAGCAATGTCTGATGCTGTAGATGCTTTTCTTGATGGATCTACGTATGGTCTTACGATTTCATAAGTTTCATCTTGAAGAATTACTTCTCCAACTGCCCCAAGATTTTTAACAATTTCAACCCTATATGAAGAGTCGTATTTTCCTGACAAAGATATATCAATAGTATTCCCTGCTGATTTGTTTAAAAATGTTAATGTCGATATTGAAAGATCCGCCATATCTGTTATGTTAACAGTTATTGTCGATGATGTTATTCCCGCAGGAACCACAAAATCAACAGATATGTCTGCATATGGCGAAACTCTCAATATCTCCATCTTTAATTACCCTAAACTCTTTTGGACTTCTTCGGGTGTTGCTAAGCGAACATGTGAGCGAGTAAGCCACTTGTCTGCTTGATCTTTTGTTACAATATTAACACCTTTGTAAATGGCTCCACTTGCTTCTTCCCAACGAACATTGCTTGTTGAGTAAATAGCAACTTTGTCTCCATTTTGATTTTCTGGTTTAATATTTTTTTGTTTACCATCTGCTGCCATGGAGCCAATAGCGCCTGTCTTTGTAAAGCCTAGCGACTGAACTGGTTCTTCTACTGCAGGTGCTTCAACAACTGCTTCGGCAACTGGTGCCTCAACAACTGGTGCTTCTGCTTCTACTGCTGGCTCAACAACTGATTCTGCTGCCTGAGCAACTTGCTCTGGAGTTGACCAATAGCCTGTAGAAATTTTTTGTTCTTTATCTTCTGAAAATGAATTATTATTTTCCATTTGTATCCTCCTTGTTTGTATTATATCATTAAAGTATTAAGGGGGACAGGAGAGTGAACTCCCGCCCCCCATTAAAGGTACTGTTTACAGACTATGCGTCTGCTGCAGCGTCAGCGAATGCGATTGCATCCTCTTCTTCCCAGTTGATACCGAAGCGAACGAATACAGTGTATTCAATTGTATCCTTCTTCGCTACGTACTCACGGTTTACAGTGATGTCTCTTTGGAATCCCCATACACGGTTTGCAGGGAATGTCAAATCGATATAGCCTGCTGGGTAGTAAGGAACTTCCTGAACTTCGATTCCGAGAACACGAGTTGTACGTGCTCCACCGAATGTCTGTCCGATACCATCAAGGTATGACTGGCGGTTTGCTTGGGTTGATCCTGGGACCTGTCCAGCAAATGCTTCTGCTACTGCATCAGCAAGTGTACCGTTGTTCTTAACGATTCCACCGAATGCATCTGTACCTGCGTAGAACTTAAGATTGTTCTTAAGTGCACGGTACTTACGTGGCATTGCATTGATGATGCCCTGCATTACATCAGGTGTCCAAGCATTATCTGCTACGGTTACTACTGACTCATGTGCATCTCCGTTTGTCTTTACCTTATTGATAAAGCCTGGCATGATTGACAAGAATGCTCCTGTTGCACCATCACCATTGATAGCGAGATCTTCGATATCGTTTGCGAATGCGTTGGTCATCAAGCGTACCAAGTGATCTTCTAGAGCGTCACCTTCTACACCATCTTCCAATGATTCTGCTGTTACTTCCCAATCAAGACGAATCTTCTTGGTAGTAAGTTCGACCTTAGAGAATGTTGCGCCTGTGTTTGTGTAGTTACCAACTGCTTGCGCTGCTGCACGAATTACACGCTCTCCGACGTTTACCTTCTCAAGTTCCATAGAATTAGCCTTCATTGTTACACGACGGCCATCCTTTGCTAATACTGTTGCATCCCAAACATAGTCGATAAAACGACGTGCCTGCTCAGGGCGCAAAATTCCAGAAGCCGCTGAACCACTAGGGTTAACAGCGTTTGCTCCGCTTGTAGATCCAAGAGTTGCTGTTGGAATGTTGCCCAGTGTGTCTGCTCCTGGGTTTGATACTCCACCAATTCCACCTGATGCGAAAGCACCTTGACCCTGGTAAAGTCCTGGTGTTGTTCCACCTAGATCTCCCGCAGCGCCTGGCTGGTTTTTGATTATTTCTTCTGACATATTGTCACCTCCTAGTGATTTGTTCATTTGAATAGATCGGCTGTTTTGAGGAAACTACCGCCCCATAGGGATTTTTCAACCATTTCAGGTTGAGACTGGAAGATATCGCCGATATCTCCAGACTTTCGGAATGCGGTGTCTGCTTCCACAGCGTCTACTCGTTTTCCAAATTCATTAAACTCATTTGATACTGCTGCAATATCTTTTGCAACTGCCTCAAATGAATCCTTTACTGTGTCAACATCTACCTTTGAAGACTTAAGAAGTTCTACTTCTGCTTGCAAAGATTTTACTGTTGATAATAGATCGCTAAAGGCTGATTCTAGAGTATTCTTCATTTCAGTAACTGCAATTGCAATTACTTCTTCTGACTTAGATACTTCTACAACTGCTTCTGTTACTGTTTCAACTGCTTCAGCATCTTCTGCTTTAGCAATCTCTTCTACTACGACTTCGTCTGCCTTGACAACATCTGTTGCCTCAACCTCTTCTGCCTTAGCAACTTCTTCAATAACTTCTGCAACTGATGCATCTGCCTCTGGAGCGACCATAACATCTTCAACTACGTCTGTCTTTTCGACTTGTGTTTTTGATTTTGTCATAGGTTGTACCTCCTTGTTAATCTTAGAAGTATTAATGCCTTTAGCACTATCAACTAAGAATTTTATCATGTCTATCTTTTCATTATCCGTTTTTTCAACGAAACCTATATTTGCCATTTGTTCACCAGTAGTTGGACTTAACTCTGACTCATTTTCTGAAACCATTACAATTCCCGATTCTTTATCATAAAAAACATTTTCTAAAACTGTTTCATCAGCCTTGATAACATCTACGCCATCAACCTTTTCAACAGAAACAATATTGGCAAATTGATTTGCTGGGGAATCTACAAGACTCAACTCAATCAAATCGTATTGCTTAATAATTCTAATTGCTTTGTCTGACTTTTCATCAAACCCATCGTCCCACTTATTCATTTTTCCGCCAATAGAAAAACCAGCAAGAGTTCCGTCTAGAACCTTTTCCCAAGTATCTTGTGCACCCTTTGAAACATAAGCAGATACAAATACTCCATTATAAAATTTCTTTGATTCTGGATCAAAATATTTTTCTGCTTTGAAGTTTACCATCTTGCCTACTGCTAGTGGCTGGTGCATTTCTCTAATGTTCCCTCGGAATTTTGCAAATGCTTCCATTGATGCTTCTGCTGTTACAATGTCGTCTTGCTTGTCAATATTATCAAGTGATGCAAACCCAGATACGATTCGTCGCTCTTTGTCTACCTTACTAAAAGGCATTGAAAGACGCAGATTATCCCCATCTGAATTCCAATGGGCCTTAGATATATTGCTCACCATTATATTATATACCCCTTTTTTCCATATCTTAAATATTGAGATGCCAAAAGCAACTATCTTCTGTCATACTTAACCCAATAGGGTTTTGTTGATTTTAAAAATAACTCAAGGCTTTCTTCTCCTAGGCTAAATACCTGCTCTGCTACTCGATAATACTGAGTGTCTTTTTTTGCCAAATGAACAAAAAGAAGCAATAAATAGTCTTTTTCATCTGTAGATGGCCAGGCTGGTCTTAAATGAAAGTCATGGTCTCCCGCAAGGAAAAATACAGAGTTTATAGGATTTGAAAAACTTTGATCTTCAATAATCAGAGGCCAGTCAAGTGTAGAATCAATTGCAACATCCATAACCCATTCTCCAGTAACTAAGTCTTTGTGACCTCCTAGTTGTGGAATATTTTTACCTTTAATTTGATACAAAACTATCTGAGAATAGATCACCTCTAAAGATTCTTCATTGGTTTCTTTTCTTGCTTTATCTAGTAATAGGCTCTTAATTTCTTCTGGTAAAAGTAATATCTTATAATATCTTGTAAACTCTTCGCTATAGTCCATGTTGGCTGGATCTTTAACTTGTGAAAAAACAAAATCTTGTACCTGTTTAAATGTTTCTTTATCAAAAAAATCATATTTAACTATAGATTTCATTATGTGGTGGACCGCCCCTCTCCTTTTGGATTTCTGCCAGCAACTGTTGAAGTGCTGTCAGAATTGTTATTTGTTCTTTCTGCATCTCGTGACCTTGTTGTAGTTGCCTCTGCTGCAGTTGTTGGCTTAAGGTCTAAGACCTCGTCACCACCATCTCTTTGTGGCATATCTAAAACAACTCTTGCCTCATTAGGAGTTATAATTTGATTCTTAACATAACGCTCAAGAATTTGAGACTGAGCAATTTCATCTGTAAGTGTTAGTTCATTAAACATAAACTCAATGATGTCTGTCTTTTCACGAATAATCTTATTGATCATTTTTTCAAGTTGTCTTTGTGCTGGTCGTGCAACTTGCTCCTTAAAGGTGCGATCCTGTGCAAGTGCTGCTGCAATAGATCCAGAATCGCCACCTCCAAGTTTAGACAGTGGCACTTGGTGTGCTACTAGGATGTCATCACGGTTTTGTTTACGATACTCTTTAAATGAGCCGTCTTGTATACCGTCTTCGATGGGTTCCATTTTAAATTCAACTTTGTTATTTTCGCTATCACCTGGAAGTGGAATATATAGCGTTCTGTGTGACTGCCCTCTGAGATTTGTTTGCAAGAATCGAAACATCTTATCTTCTGCATCTCCAGAAAGTTTTGCACCCTTTAATGTTACAACATAACGTGGTACTGCCTTGTTTGCAAAGTAATCAATATTGTATTGTGAAGCAAGCGAGTCTCCGTGTAATGAGTTTATTGCCGACATAATGTCTGGAACTCCGTAAAATGTATTCAGAGGTGAGTACTGTTTGAAATGAATAATTTCGTTTGGTCTGGCATCTGTTGTTAGTGGGTTTTGATTCTTTGCTCCAAAGTTACGGAAGTAAACAATCTTGTTTCCAATGATCTGAACGTACCCGTCTTTGATTCTTCGTACTCTCATTGTTGTTGCTGGTATATGTCCAACGTAACCAATTTCTCCACGAGTGGTTCTACCAATTTCTAAATAACCGTTTCCAGTTGACTGAAGATCTGTGTAAACCTTTTCCATTGTTGCAGTAAATGAGTCATCATCATTTAATGACTCTAGCCAGTCTCTTACTTCAATCTTTGCTCTTTCAATTCTCTTACGTGCTTTTTGTGTAGCACTGTTATCTTCTGAAGATTCAAGCCTTAACATTGTTCTTGGAGAAACCTTAAACTCATAGCCAAGGCCTACAATGTTTTCTACCTTTGCATCAATTGCTGCGTGGTTTGCAAATGAGGTATCGTAGTAGTTTGCTAATTCATAAAGATTCCATGGTGGTGTAATAACATCAAACATTCCGTAGCCGTTTACATACACAAGACCTGGGTTTATTTCTTTTGACTGTGCTCCATCAATACCGCTTTTTCCAGCAAGGGCTGCAGTTGTATACTGAGTTGTTGGCTCAACCATCTTTGTTGCAGATCTGCTAATGCGTCTTTTAAAGTTTGCTTCTAGTCCATCAAGAGATTTTAATGAATCCCAATTTCCATTAAAGGGGTCGGACTTTGAAAATGTTTCATCTTTCTTTATTGCATCATCAATTCGTGCTTGGATCTCGTAATCGTTATCTTCCATGATTAGTCCTCATCTCCATATTTAGCAATCGTATCTTTTGCTGCTTGTACTGCTCCAAGATCGTTAAGTGATGGAATTAGGCCAGCATTTAGTCTGTCTACCTGCTCAGAATATTCTTCTTCTGAAACTCTTGTTAGTCCTGGAACAAATACGCATGTCCCGTCTCCTGGATCACCGTAGTGCATTGCAGTCTTTTTTAATTCTGCCATTCTAGAAATATCGTTTTTATCTGAAGGAATATTAAGTACGGAACCATTTCCGTCTGTGAACCATTTGCCATTTGCCTTTTTATACACATAAAGGCCCCAGTCATAGTTCTTTTCAATGACTTGTCGTCTCACATTTTTTACAATTGGTTCACCAGTTTTTGGGTTTATTAAGGAATCCATAACCATAAGTATACCATATTAAACTGGATCTACTACGACTTGGCTCCAATTTACGTCTGAGTACTGGGTATACTTGTAATTGCCAAACCTCAAAACCTTGTCATCATCTACTATTATTTTATTTGTTCCCGTATAACTCTTATAAACTTCAGACGGGTCAACACCATAATAACTGGTTTCTGATAAAACAAGAACCTTGTTCCAGTTAAATGAACCAGGATTCCAAAATTTCCAATCTAAATCAGTAGAATTAAGAACCTTAACTCTAAGCCAAGGCCTTTCAGAAATATTCTGAACCTCCTGAAGATTTGTTGCCTGGTAGAAAGATATGTTATTAAATAGTAGTGGTCCAGTTAGCCTAATTGCTCCCTCAAAATATGAGAAGTCTAGGCTATCTGCAAAACTAATACCAAGGAATCCCCAGTCTTGTAAAGTGACAACTGGCTCTTTGACAATCTTTCCGTTCCAATAAAATCCTATTCCATTTTGAACTAAACCAGTTTTTGCGTCAATTGCATAAATTTTTGCTCGCCTTCCACTTGGATCGCAAGCAACAAGGTAAAACTTAATGTATGAGCCTTTACTTTCTATTTCAAAAATTTGTGTTGGAGCGTATGGGAAATAGTCTCCATCAAATCTAATAGCAAGTTGCATAGCAATAACTTTAAATCCTTCTGCTCTACTCTGATTGACTGGAATCATAAGCCCTCGATTAATAAGGGGATCATAAATTCCTTTTAATTGAATTCCACTTGTCTTAGTTAAATAAAGATAAGGCGATGATGCATTATAAATTGAAAAAGGATTATTCTTTTTAAAATTATAGTAAATACCATTTTTTGTGTAAGGGTATATAGGTGTCCCAAATCTAGTACCAATAGGACTTGCGTCCGACTCATTAAGCGCTTGAGATGCATAAGACATATTTTTAATACTTACATTATTTGTTTCAGAATTCTTTACATTAATATCTATGTGTGTTACTATTGATAAATCATTAAAATCAACTCCTATAGGAGGATATATAATCATGTTATCTACAACTTCATACTTTGTTGTCATCCAGTCTGATCCTGGAATTAAGACTCCGTTTCTTGCAGGCTTTTCTATTTTAGAAAAATAAGACGAAGTTGCATTTGCGCCGAGTTCTGTGTACTGGAATGTTATATATGTTTTTACAAGTGCACCCTCAGTATCATACCTGTAGTCTTTTGCAACCTTATTTTTTAAATCTTCATAATCGTTATAACCAGTAAATAGATAGTTATCTAATGATTCATAAGTTCTTTGAACTGGAGAACCGTATTGATTTTCAAGATCTAAATATGTCCAGTCTACTGGATCAGTTTCTATGGCAATTGTTTTTGTTGGAATTGGATAATTAACATTAAACTGTATAAAATCAAGATCAAAATATTGATCTCCTCTTTTATCAAAAACTGATTCTGCAAAATAAGTTAGTGGTAGATTATCTTCCCAATAAGCGTTTGAAGCAACAGCAAGCGTGTATCTATTAAATAAAATACTTGGGACCAAAGTGTAACTTGCTATATGCTCAATCAAAAAGTCTTCTTCTAAAAGAATTACTCCTCCTCCAGAAATTGCTCCTGTAACAGTATCAGTTGTCCCGCCAGAGGGTGGTAAAGAGGTTGTGTCAATGCCTGCATCAATATCTATTTGTTGGTTATTTTGATAAGCAAGGAATAAGTCTTCGTTTAGTTTTGTAACTCCTATTTCATTAAACAAGTTTTTTATTTTTTGAAAATTATAATCTGTTGCAAACCCTACATTGTAAATTTTACCATTAAATGTTGCCGTATTAGTCTTATCTCCTCCAACATACATTCTCAAATCTGAAAAAGAGCCAAAAAAATCTGACACAGGATTTCCAAAGATTTCCACAAATCTAGGAATGTTAATACCTACTTCAAAAAATTCATTTTGATTTAAGACTTCAGAAGAATATAAAGTTTCTGAATTTCCATTAATGCTTATTATATATTTTAAAATGTTGTTTTCTACTTGTATTTTAAAATAATTAGAAGTATTTTCTTTTTCAATTTTAAAAAGTATTTGTGGCGTAGTTGCGTTATTTTTTAATTGAAAGCAGCCATAGAATGCTGATACAGGAGTTTTTAAAACATCAAAGTTTTCAAAGAACAAATATCCAAAGACATTGTCCCAAGAAGAGTTTGGCCTAAAAGAAAAATATTCTCTATCGTCATAAAAAAAATCTGCAGGGTTTAATATATTATTAGAAATTTTATTATCTTGAAATAGTTCTAATTTTGTTTTAGAAGAAAGGATTACCTCTGGAAGTGGGTGAGAAATTACAGACAAAGATCTATTTGATGTTGAAATATTATCACCAAACCCTTGACTCCAAGATCCTGTTTTTGGATAAGAATAATTTGCCGTATAGTCTGCAAATGAATAGTCAATTGCAATTGATGTACCACTATATGATGTATTAATGTTTTCTGGAATCTCAACTCCTTGACCAAAAACATATCTTCTTTTTGCAACCTGATTAGCAACTAAATATGGATAGATTCCAACACAGTCTATATCTATTGAAGAGATATCCTCATAAGCATAAAATCCAATCCAGTCTTGATCTTTGCCATTTACAATCTTTGATGGAAGATCTGCCGTTTCTTGAATATAGGGAATAGATATTACTTCTTCTCCATTAATTAAAAGAGAGGCATTGTCTTTTCCAACTTTTAAATGAATAAGCATTGGCCTTGTCCATTCACCAACATAATTAGTTTTATACTCATTACCAATTTTTAAACCTACTGATGGACCGTCTACATATATTCCATCTAAAGAGTTTATTGGGCCTATAATTCTTTTGGTTTCATTAGTATAAGAATCTATTCTTATCCATGCTTCTAAAGTATATTGTTTATACTGTCCAGACTTATTTAGCATTCCAACACCAGGGAATATGATAGACGGCATGCCATTGTTTTCATATAAGGTTGTATGTCCATCAGTGCCATATACTAAAGGTATTCCAGAATTTTTTGCTTTTAACATATTGTTAGAAGAAAGATAATAGGCATCTAGTTCTTGCAAGCCATAGCATTTTGCAACTAAACCCTTTTGTGGTGAAAGAGATATGGTTGAAGGAATATTTATAAGTTCCGTCCCCAAAGATGTTGAAGAAAATTCTTCTGACCACTGTCCCAAAGTTATTCCGTTAATTCTAAAGGCATTTTCTGTTTTTGAATTTCCTACAAAGTTAATTTTAATAATCAATTTAAATTCTGATTCAGTTTTAGGAATATCAAATGTTTCTGATATAAAAATCCAACTTCTATTTATTACTGAATTAAAACTTTTTAAATTAATAATATTTTGACCGCTTGTTGTATCTGTATATTGGTATCCAATTTCAAATCCAGAGACATAAGAGCCTTCTGAATACAAGTAGGATCCTATTGAGAAGGTTCCTAAATATTTGTTTAGGTCAGATGTCTTAATTGTATATTTACTTTTTAAAACTACTGATGCATTTTTATCAGATGTGGGGTTTGCGACAACTCTTCCAACAAAACTGTCTGTGAATGGCTCACTTAGCGACTGGGGAAAACTGGAGGCCACGCCACCAACTATTTCCCATTTTGTGGGATCAGAGATAAATCTTTTATCTTCAGAAATTAAAGAAATATAGTCAGCATTATCATCAAGTGCCCATAGCCCAATAGGGTGTTCTGCAAACACTTTTTCTGCGTAGAGGTTTGATGGAATAGACATTATAGGTCTATTTTACCACAGAAGGCTACTTGTTTATTTTAATCTCACAGTAGTCAGTAGTGCAGTACATCTCTCCTTGAGCCTCAAGATTTTCTGCTCCATCATAAATAGCAGCAAAATCAATGTGCTTTAACTTGCCAATATACGACTCGTATTGCTCTTCATTAATTTGAGTGTATGGCTGTTGTGGATATGTATGATTTCCCATTGGTAGGAATGATACTGCTTTTAACTGTCCTTCGTACATGTGGAGTGCTGGAACAACATGCTTTGACTCTGTTTCTTTGTCAAATGAAAGTGTTACAGAAACACCATTGTCAGACCAGTACTTTTGAGCAGTTGCTGCAAGTGCGATCTTCTCAAACAACGTAACATCTTTTTCAGATCTTGGATGACCTGACTTAATTGGGAAGTATACAACTGATGTGTTTGCTGACACTACGTCATCTTCAATTGTGTACCCCGCTGCTTTGAACAAGTGCATCATTGGGTCTGTATTTCCAAATCGAACTGCACGAAGGAAGAAGTTTCCTCCAGGTCCCCAGTGAACTCCAGGAGTTGCGCCAGAAAGGATTGAAACTGATCCTGATGGCTTAACTGTTGTTACACGAATTGATTCACGAACACATAGCCATTCTGAATACTGATGATCATAGTGACGAATCTTGTTGTAACCTTCGTCCATCCACTCACGAACAATTGGCAAACCCTTTTGATCTGCAAATGATGCAATACCAGTAAGTGATGTACCAATACGACGATTGCGTTGCATGATACCGTTTGTTTGTGGCCAGTGTGTTGGAACAAGTGTTACAGTCTTTCCATAAAGGTATGCAAACTTCAGGGTACGCAAGAAGTCTTCCTTAGATTCATGACGATTTAAGTGCACTTCTACAAGTGTGCATAGTTCGTATGATTCCAACGGCTGCTCCGCACATGGGTTGAATCCCATTACACGATAATCCTTACCGTCTGGCGCATCCTTTAGTCGTCCATAATTACGGGCAACATCAAGCCAAATAAAACCTGGTTCTCCATTTTCCGTAATTAAATCTACATAGTCTTCGTAATCTGTTCCTACTTCTGCTGAAATAGAATTATTAGACATCCAAGCCCAGCCTGGATTTTCTGGATCAAAAGAATTTCGTTCTGGGAACATCTCTGAGTTCTTTAGATTCATGAATGTTTCATCCCCTTCATTACCTAAAGCAAGAGTTGCTGATCTGCGGACATTGCCTGATACCACACAAGTACCAATGAGGTTTACAAGGTCTACAATGGCACGAGAATCTAGTGTTTCTCCGCCTCTGGAGCCGATTACACGGTCTATCTGGTCGTGCAACTTGATAAGAGGTGCAGGCCCTGATGCAACGCCTCCAAAGCCCTTAATAGGTGCTCCAAGTGGTCTGATCAAATCGTAGTTAAATTTCTGAATACTCTGGTTTGCTCTCAAATAAGAGTTGATAAGGAGTCGTACTGACTCTACCCAGCCTTCACGAGTGTCTGGAATTTCGAACACCTGTTCTGGTTCTGTTGGGGTATAGATTGAGAAATTCTTATCCTGTCCCACTGTATCAAACCCTACACCAATGCCAAGCATCAAGGCGTCCATTACCCAAGCAAAAAGTGCTCCTGGATCGTTCTTATCAAGGTCCTTTGTAGATACCATTGCACAGTTCTGTAGTGCTGCTGAGTTCTTCTTCTCCATAGTCATAGGAGTTCCAAATGCCCACATGCCACGGCCTGGTGGTGTCCATTTTAATTCAAACATTCTTTGGAATGCTTCTTGTGCTGACTTCTGAGCCTTATAGTCATTCCATGGCAAACGGTTTTCTTTAGCATGATTCTTCTGAACTGAATACATACCCTCGATTACACGGCGACAAACCTCGTGCCATCTTTCCTTAGTTCCGTCTTCCTTCATTCGAGAATATGTACGAATAAAAGTAATCTCTCCAAGTGAATTTTCTGCTGCATCTTTAAACCCAAATGGGCTTTCTTGGTTCTTGTACTTTTCTACAAAGTCTTCTGGAAGTTTAAAACTAAAAAAATCTGACATAATATTTATCGTCCTTTCAAAAACGGATTAAGACCTAAGTATAGCAGAGTTTTATAAAAAGCAAAACTCTACCTAAAGTTTGAGTTGACAGTTTTACTTAAAGGTTTTCTTTTGCCAAAACTTAAGTCTATAGCCATTTTGAAAAACAGATCTAACTTTATCTCTTTGTTCCTCTACTTTTTTTGCTGAAAAGTTTTTGTCTAATTCCATCGTCCAGTCTTCTCTTTTAAATGGAAAAACCTGAAACATCGGAGTTCCTTGTTTGATAGTTCCTTTAAAATTCTTTTTTACTAAAAAGGATAGGTGACCATCAGTAAAATAGTTATCAGTATCCACCACGGCATCAATAGCCTTTAGGGGTGATGGAGGTTGGTGCATGGGGCTAGTAAAGAGTGTGCTATAACCAGGATCAGTATTAACCATCCAGGTAGGGTGAATTCTTAAAATTTTATTACAGTAAATATCTTTATCTATAGGCAAACTAGACACCTGCTCTTCTGAATGTTCGCTTATTAATAATGAATAGTATTTATTCATAGCAGCAGGAAGTTGAAGATTTATGTTTCCATCAGTTGTGTCTAGGTATATGTCACATGGAACTTTTAAGACATACCCCATTGCCATTGCATCAAAAAATGCTTGACATTTTTTTACAGTAAGTCTCATTATTCCTCTATCGGGAATATCACTTCCTGATATTGCTGGCTGATCTTTATACCACAACGGGACATTTTTTGTTGCTTGTTCTGGCTCTGGAACAATATTTGTCAGCGCTGGATACATCTGTAAAAATCTAATTGTGTTCATAAAAGCCCTTCTCTATATTAATTATAGCATATTAAAGGGTTTGCCACATGTTTGGCTGTTGTGATTTAAGTAGAGAACTTGGAGCAACATAGAAATATAGCAACTCTTGATCAATTTCTACAACTGTTGAGTTGTCTATTCCTCCACGTATGACTATTAGATCGCTTTCTTGTGGCTCTAATTTTGCAGTTTCATTATCTAAGAAAATATTTTCAATAATTTTACCCTTTTTATTTAAATAAATTTTTCCATAAAAAGATAAGATATTTTTTGATCCAGAGGTAAACTTAAGATCGTTATTTTCCAAAAGCATACTTTCATTAGAAAACAAAACATGATATTCTTGCTTTTCATAATTTATTTTATTTTCTTTACAGATACTTTGTACAAGTGTTTTTATTGTGCTATTAGTCTCATTTCCTAAATCAGAAACAATGTAGTTTATCATGTTGAAACTCTCCTACCAAAAAAAACATATGGGTATACTGGTTGCTCAAAAAATTCTTTTCTCATGTTAAAATTATTTTCTGTTTGTGCTGTTCCAAAATCAAAATTTATAACTTTAGAAGCATTGGCAACTGCTTTATTTGCTACATCTGTACCAGATTCATGAACAATCTTTTTATTGAACCCATTTTTCATAAGATAAAAACAGTATACTGTTAATGCTGAAGCAATTCCCCTTTTTCTTAAATGTGGTGATATAAAGATTCTTCCAGATGCATATGTTTCATCATCTACTTTTCTCATTGTTATGTATCCATCTGGATAATCGTTTAGAATATAGTCTCCAACAAATAAAGAACCACTTGGGTGTTTATCATTAAAATATATATAACCTATGCCATCTACATTAGGATTTGGATGATCCTTTAAAAAAACAAGATGCGACCAAGAACCCTTTAATTCTTTTGGATGATCAAAGGATGAAGTGTCAACAACATCAAACATTATTATGCAGGTTCTGTTGGATAATCTATTTGATAACCGTCATAAACTAAGAAATGATCTGTATAGAACATGTCATAAGGCTCGCAGTTAATAGAGATAACTTCATGTGGAATGCTTGAAATTATTAATTCAGTTATGGGTGTCCAAGTGTTTGTATCTGTAGACCAAAGTTCATCTGTATCTAAAAGATCTGCACTTTCAACCATGCTGGCAACATTATTTCTTTTTACAAGCATTGTGTGAGATCCTGAATAAAATTCTCCATTTACAGATACAGACTGTGATGCTTGTGAACCTCCCAAATGTGTAATTGTTGTTACTTTGTCTGGAAGAATTTCAAGACCTTCTGGGCTTGCTGTCCAATTGTGAACATCTTCTCTTGTGAAGTTAATACCCAAACCAGGAATTTCTGTAGAAACAAGTTCATCTCCTACTTTAAGATTTGATGCTTGAACGTATCCACTTGGAGTTAAAACCAGTGTGTGAAGACTTATAGACTTAAATGCTCCGAATGCACTGAATGCACCAAAGGCACCGAATGCTCCGAAAGCACCAAAGGCTGCAAAGGCACCGAAGGCTCCGAAAGCACTGAATGCACCGAAGGCACCGAAGGCTCCGAAGGCAGAAAACACTGTAGTTACAGATCCTGATTCACCAGATGTTGCCGAGTTACCGTTAGCATTTGTAGCATATACGTTATATGTCTGTGCAGTTCCCTGTTCTTGACCAACGCTTACTGAAAGTCCAGATGTGTCCCCAGACTTTCCATCTGATGATGTCCAACGATAGTTAGTAATTGCTTTACCACCATTTGCTGGTGCTGACCATGAAACGGAATCTGTTCCTGCTGATGGAGAAGATGCACTTGGTGCAGATGGAGTTGCTGGCACTGTTGTTATAGTTATTGCACCAGTTGCAGCAGACGCAGCAGAAGTTCCTGCAGCATTAGTAGCCTGTACTGTAAATGTTGGTGTCGCTCCAGTGGCAATTCCAGTTACTGTAATTGGAGAAGATGCTCCTGTTCCTGTTTGACCTGTACTTGCTGTTACTGTAAATGATGTTGCTGCATTTGGACCTGTAGGAGTAAAAGTAACTGTTGCTGCTCCATTGTCATATGCCCGTGCAGTTCCAACATCTGTTGCTGTTCCAATAGTTGGTGCACTTGGTGCCAAAAAGTCATTTGATGCTTGAGACTTTTTACCTATTTTTTTACCTGATGCCATTTTTATCTCCTAATTTCTTTTTTATTTTTTATTACGCTGACAAGTCTCCGAAGACAACCCATGTATTTGCTGCTCTCTTAAAGAGAGTTGCAGATGACCAAGTTGTACGAAGTTTTAAGCCAGGTGTTGCATTTACTGTTGTAGTTCCAGGTGTTACTGCTGCGATTGTTACCTGTCCTGCTCCAGTTTGAAGAATATCAATAGATGTTCCAATTGGATAATTTAATACAGCATCTGTTGGAATTGAAAGAGTTATCGCTGATGCTGAATTCATTTCAATTAGATCATCTCTTTCAGTAAGTGATGAAAGTGTGTATGATGCTGTCTTTTGTGAAATTGGTGTTAAAGAATCTACCTTTAATCCAAGATTAGTTGTGACTGTTGCTGCAAAGTTTGCGTCATCACCAAGTGCTGCAGCAAGTTCATCAAGTGTGTTGAGGGCTGCTGGTGCACCAGTTAGAAGAGCATTTACTTGTGATGTTGCATCGGCGATTGCTTCTGCCTTTGCTGTAGCAATTGCTGTAGATTGTGCAGTAGATACTGGCTTTGACGCATCTGCTGTATTATCAACATTGCCTAGGCCTAAAGAAGTCTTTGTAACTGCTGCAACCTCTGACTTAAGTGCTAGAAGTGATGTATCTGCAATTCCATGTACGTTTGATGTATCAAGATCGTGTGCTGAAACCTTAGCATCTGCTGCTGTTCCTGCTGCTGTGATTGCTTCAGTTTTTGCTGTAGCAATTGCTGCTGCCTGTGCTGTTGAAACTGGCTTCGATACATCTTGTGTATTGTCTACGTTTGAAAGACCTACTGAAGACTTTGTAAGTGCTGCTACTGCAGTAGTTACAGCATCGGTGGCAAAAGTTTTTGTTGCAAGAAGGTCAGTATCTGCAATTCCGTGAACATTTAATGTGTCCGCTATATGGTCAGTAATATCACCTCTAAGTTCGGCTTCCATTTCAGTAAATGTTGCGTTAGCAAGAAGAGTAAGATTATCGACGTAAGTTTTTGTTGTATATAATGACAAGAAGTCAGGATTATCTCCCAATGCATCTGAAATTTCTGATAGTGTATTTAAAGTTTCTGGAGCCATGCCAATTACTGAGTCAATTGCATTTGTAAGTTCTGTTGCATTAGCAAAATATACTAATTGAGACCATGTAGATGTTCCATTACCCATCTTAAATTTGCTTGTGTCAGTCTCAAAACCGATTTCACCTGCTGCTAAAACTGGGTTTGCAGCCGTCCATTGGGCTGCAGATCCTCTGCGCTGTTGCATTCTTGTTGCCATATTTAGTTCTCCTTAGTACGGGCTGCGTACGTATTCTTTGTAATTATACCACTGAGTTCTTTCATTATTTTAAACTCCCCCGCCATCAAGGACAAGGTTTAAACTTGAAATATCTTGTATTGCTGCTTTAACAAATGCTGTTGTAGCAACCTGTGTTGTATCAGTTCCCACTGATGCAGTTGGGGCGGAAGGTGTTCCAGTTAATGTTGGTGAAGCAAGTGGTGCGTATGTAGATGCTGCGGTTGTAGAAGCAAGTTTGGCATCTAGTGCTGTTTGTGTAGGACCCGAAACTGGCTTATCCTGATCTCTTGTATTATCTACATCGGCAAGACCTACTGAAGATTTTGTTAGTGCTGCTACTGCAGTTGAAATCTTTGTATCTGCTGCAGTACCTGCTGCTGCGATTGCATCGGCTTCTGCTGTATCAACATATGTCTTAGTTGCAACTGTTGTATCAATAGTAAATTTATCGTTGACACCATCCCACAAAAGTCCTGTTCCTGCTAGTGCTGACTGATCTACTTCTGCACCTGAAACAGCATTTGCAACATCTGTTAGTGTTGCAAGAAGTGCAGTGTTTGCAATTCCATGAACATTTGTACTTGAATTGTGTGTTGAAAGTGCTGATGCTGCTGTTGCTTCTGCACCTGACTTAGCATTATTAGCCTTTGTAGTGGCATCTCCTGATGCTGTAGAAATAGCCTCTGACTTAGCAGTTGCAATATTTGATGTTACTGTAGAGAAAAAGTTTGCATCGTCACCTACGGCTGCTGCAAGTTCATTAAGAGTATCTAGAAGACCTGGGGCGCCGTCAATTAAATCTTCAAGTGCTCCTGCTGCATCTGCAGTAAAGTAGACCAAAGAAACCCAACGAGTTGTTCCATTACCAATCTTGAACTTATTTGTATCAGTCTCAAAGCCTATTTCTCCTGGGGATAAAATTGGATTTGCAGATGTCCACTGCGCTGCAGTGCCTCTTCTTTGCTGTTGTCTAACTGCCATGTATTTTTCTCCTTATGGGGGCTGCCCATTACTTATCTTATTATAACACCCAATTTTTAATTGAAGTTATCTATTGCTGTTCCACCATCTACGGTAGAGTTAAAAACTGTATCTGATGCAAGACCAGAGTCTGTTTCAGATGTCATTGGACTATCAAAAAATCCAGAATCAACGAACATGCTTACAATAAGGCCTGTGCCATCAATTGCTGTATCATGAATGTGATCTGGAATACTAGTTGTATCATCAATAGTTGCCTGGGTATACCAAGAACCATCATAATAGAAATTAATTCTATTTGTTCCAGTGTCTAACCACTGTGTTCCGTTAGTTGGTGAAGAAGGAGCAGTAGAGCCTACGGCCATTGAACGACTATCGACATACTCCTTAGTTGCTGCATGGGCATTAAGAGTTGGAGCCCCTACTGTTACTGCATCTCCGAATGTACCGCCGTTTGCTACGACTAATCCATTCTTGACCTTGAAGTCTTTGTCGACTGTTGTCATTTACTACTCCCTCTTCCAACTATTTTTATTTTTTATTACTTAAGCAATGTTCCCATAACAGTAACTGTTGAGTCATTGTTAGCAGTTGTTACTGTAAGTTTTACAAAGAGACCCTGTACGGCTGCAGAGATTGTAGATGCTGAACCGTTGGTTCCAACAACTCCATACTCTGTGATTGCAACGTTATCGTTGGCATCAAGTGTTAGAAGTACCTTTGAGATTTCTGTGTGATTTCCATAAGCAACCTTTACAAGATATTCTGCTGAGCGGTACTCGTCCTTAAGAAATTGATAGGCAACCTGAATTCCTGCAGTTGGTGCTGAAAGAGTTGCTGCAACCTGCTTAGCAACTGAGTTTAACTCAACTGCTGTAAAGTTTGGAACAACTGCTTCAAGAGCATCTACTGCACGAACATCTGTAAAGTATCTATTAAGTGTACCTTCATCAAGATCATCGGTTGTAGAATCTGCTACACCGTTTTCTGCTGTGATAATAAGTCCATCATTAGCATTATTGTATTCAATTACAATGTTATTTTGATTTGAATTAACAAGAAGATTCATTGCTGAATCCTTAGCACGAGCATCTGTGAAGTACTGGTTTGTTGTTTGTTGATTTTCAGAGATATCGTCTGTATTGAGTGTAATTCCATTACCAAGAGAGATGTTGCTTCCTTGAATTGTAATGTAGTCATGATCAAGAGCAGAATTTGGAATATTTTGAAGTGTATTATCTCCACCATCAATTGTCTTGTTTGTAAGAGTCTGCTGATCAGAAGTTCCAACTACTGAACCATTTACTCCGTGTACTCCTGAAGTAAGCAGTTCGTGTGCTGCAAGGTCATCTGCTACATCAGAAGCATATCCTGCTGCTGTTGATTCTGCATTAGCCTGTGCTGCGCCTGCTGCTGCAGATGCTGCTTGATCAGCATACGCTGTTGTAGCAATCTGAGTTGAATTAGTATTTGTTGGTGCAGTAGGTGCTGTTGGTACACCAGTTAATGCTGGTGAAGCCAGAGGAGCCTTTGTTCCTACTGATGTAGCAAGATCTGTTGCGTAGTTTGGATTATCTCCAATTGCTGCTGCCAACTCGTTGAGTGTATCAAGAAGTTCTGGTGCTGAATCTACAAGTGCTGCAATTTCAGTATCTGTGTAAGCGTTTGCAGTTGTTACTGCATTGCTCTGTGCAGTTGCTGCTGATCCATATAGGTCAAATGTAGGGTTGTTAATTATTCCATTTGGATAAAGTGAATTATCTGTGTAAGAATTTGCTGATGTGACTGCATCTGCTTCTGCTTGATCTGCATAAGCCTGGGTTGCAAGAACATCTGCGCCCCATTTAACAGAAGATCCTGCTGCTGGAGTAAGAACGATATGAGAATCAGAATTGATTGTCATTGCTCCTGCGCCAGTGAAGTTAAGTGTATCTCCAATAGTCTTGTTTGTTAATGTCTGTGTGTTGGTTGTTCCAACTACCGCACCTGTTGCACCGTGTGCTGCTGTAGCATTTTCGTGATCTGTAAGATCTCCTGCTACTGTTGCTGCTGATCCTGCTGCATCGTATGCTGCTGAAGTTGCATCAAGTGCTCTTTGGTTTGTGAAGTACTGGTTTTGATTTCCTTCAAAAAGTGCGTCTGTATTATGGTTTGAAAGGCTTGAGACTGTGCCTGTTACGTTACCAATCAAGTCTGCTGTAATATCACCAGCAGCAAAATCTCCATTAGCATCACGCTTTACAACTGTGTTTGCTGTGTTAGCAGATGTTGCTGTACCACCAATAAGACCAACAATATAATCTTGATCTCCTTGCTTCTTTGTAAGAACGTCAAAACCGTTAACTGTCGCTGTTGTACCTTCAACGATTAAACCACTCTTAATTTTAAAATCTTTATTTACTGTTGCCATTTTTATATCTCCTTAGTTATGCCTTAAGTCCAATTCGTGCGTAACGAACTGTGACTGGCTTGATCGCAGGATCTGGAGTGACTGTAATAGCCACGGTATTTCCAGTGCGAGAGACATCAATGGTGCCAATATTCCCATCATTGTCGATAGTGCCGTACTCGCTGACTGATACATTTGTACCGTCAACAAGAATTGTTAATTCAGTTGCATAGAACTTATTGTCCCCTGCAGAGGTCTTTGATATTGAAATAATATACTTGACCATGCGCCAAACTGTAGCATCAAAGTTATCAATGACAGTTACATTTTCAATGCCGTTGACTTCATTTTCGTTGTTACCCTTTGATCCCAAATCTGTTGCTTGGGCTGAAGCGGTATCAATTAAGTCTACGTAATTTTCTTGAGTTGGTCTATCTCCTGTTTGGAATAAACCTTTTACATCTGAAATTGATATTTTAGCCATGTCGCAATTATATCACCCTTTTAATTAGATAATTATAGAATATAGTTGCTATAGCCAATAACTTGTAGTGGAATTGCTGGGGTATTTCCTAAACCAATAGCCACAATTTGAATGGCTGAAAACTTAACTCTAAAAGGAAGTATGTCTGTTACTAAGGTGTTTCTTGTAAAGTCTTCTACCTGAATTAAGGGGTAGTCAATAGGAAAAATTTGTTTTGTTTTACCATTAAGTTCATCAAGTATTAATGCTGTGGCCATTAATCTGTTACATCTTCAAGAATCTTCATGCTACCCTGGCAAACTGTCCAAACTCTTGTTGGATCGCTAACCTGGATATCAAAGATGTCTCCTGTCTGCAATACATTGGATTCTTCTGCTGTAAGCCAAACTGTAAATTCTCCAACAAGGTCATCTTCATCTGCAACTGGATGCAAAGCCATTATTGTAGTTGCATTATCAGTGATGACTCCTTTGTCTGATGCAAGGGTTGGTCTCTTAATCTTCATAGCAATATCCCATTCAGATCCAGCACCTTTTAAAATTAACGGGACTTTTGCATCGTCTGTTACATAAACTTTAAAACCAGAAGTATCTCCACGAACGACAGTCCAAATAACAGTTGGAGGTGGATTACCTATATTATATAATGATTGAGATCCTCTTAAAGTTGCCATATTGTTATTATATCACGACAAACCGTCTTTGAGTGCGCCCCAAGTACCGTTTCCTTTTGTTTGAACAATTAACATTCCGCCAAAGGATTTGGTCTCATTAATTGCAACAACTCCTACATATCTTGCTGGCCCTGTTGATGGACGATTTCCTACAAGCGTTCCAGTTGAATCTATATAAACTTTTGTTCCAGCAGCGCCAAGATACACAGTATTCATTTGTATAATTCCAGAAACTACAACAACACCATCTCCACCATTTTCGCTTGCAGGAAGTATATCTGTCTGAGTCAAGCCAAGAATTGCAACATCTGGATTATGTGTAGGGCTTGATGGATTATATTTTTGTACCGTTGTTTTATATTTCCCTCCATGAGAAACTTTTCCAGAAATAAAAACGGGAGTTCCAGCAGGCAATGTTAGAGAAGAACTGTCATTTCTTACAGGAGAAGCAACACTAGTCATTCCTAGTGGTGGCAAAATATTATTTAAAGCATCTACTAAAACTTTAAAATCTCCGTGTACATTGACTGGATCTGAGGCAATAGGATATGAAAGTGAGGTAGGATAATTAGATGCGTATTGTGGCATAATCTTTATTATACCACCCTCTAAAGTTGATTTATCAAAAATCTCATGCTATACTTAGTAGTAACACCTACCAGGGTGTTATTGTTTTCTAAGGAGGAAACTATGATTAAATTTATCGAAAGAAACAAAGAGATCATTAGCACACTCAGTATCGTTGCATTAGTGTCGGTTATGTCCAATGCTAGTGCTTCTTCAGATCTTGATACAAAAAACAATCTTAGCCTTGAACAGGCTCAGACATCGGAACCCGCCTCGAAAGAGGTTTTTTTGGTTTCTAAGACAAAAAAACTAGAGAGTTTTGAGAACAAGGTTTCTCTGACTGATTTAGAACTAAAGGAACTGCTTTCTCTAGTAGGCTTCAAGGGTAAAGACCTTGTTGTTGCTTGGGCAGTGGCCAAGAAAGAATCTAATGGGAGACCATTGGCTTTTAATGGCAACCACAAGACTGGCGACTCGTCTTATGGAATGTTTCAAATCAATATGATTGACGGCCTTGGTCCTGATCGTAGAGATAAGTTTGACATTAATTCTAATGCCGAACTATTCAATCCCGTCAAGAATGCAGAAATTGCCTACTATATGACAAATGGTGGAGATGACTGGTCTTCTTGGAAGGGTATTACCCCAAGAACCAAATTCTGGATGGCTAAATTTCCTAAATAAGCGGACTTAAAAACACCTGTAAGGTTATTCTATTACTAGATGACTTTACAGGTGTTATTCCATGTGAATACCCTGAATCATTTACAACGGCTTTATTAAATGTTGGCTCAATGTTTTTCCATTCATTATTCTCTGGATTAAGCCAATTAAACATTCCTCCATCATTATATTGCCAAGTTTCATTTAAATACACAGTAACGGCTCTACTATATATGCCGTCTGAGTGAACTGGAATGTAGGAATCTTTTGACCAAACATAAACCATTGCAGATCTTGAACTGATTAACGGAATATCTCTATTTTTATCGAATATTAACTTATCTTCAAGAATTGATTGTAGTTGAGGTAAAAACTCATCTGGAAGTCTAATACACACGACTACAGAACTATCCTCTACTATTCCTTTATCCCAAGCCTGGTTTGTCCAAACAGAGTTTAGTCCAGATCTCCCAGACACAACATCTAGCCCAAAGTTGTAATATTTTTTTGCTAGGTCAATTGGTAAAAAATCTTTAAATTCTTTCATTTTATAAAAACCTTTCTGATATATCGTCATTTGCAAACTCTGCTGGAACTGCAACTTTGTAGTTTTCATTCAAATAATGATGTAAAACTAGTTCAGATGTTGGGTTTATCCAGGGCTCTAAGTGTAGCATAACATGTTTCTTATTATAGAACCTCGTTTGAATCCCGATGCTTTTATAATATTCATATAGGGCATATTGGTCAATGACCCATAGGGTTTGGCTATACATTTCTTCGGATATCTGATTTTTTGCATCTATTAGTTTAAGGTTTATGTATTCTTTCATAAACTTAAACATATTTTTTTCTGTGTGTATTAAATTTTTACTAAATAAAACCTGCCCAGCATTAAGTCCATTATTCTCAACATTAAGACTTTCCATAATATCGTAGCAGTTGTCTTCTCTTGTATAGATAGATTCCGTATTCCCATATATAGAAAATAATATTTCTGGGTCATTATAAAAAATAGTATCAGTATCGACATAAAGAACATTATCATATCCTAAACTTCTTAACGTTTCAAATGTGTTTGTCCACCTATGCCAAAGTCTTTCTGCATTTTTTGAGTTATCATAATCAATGTTTGGTACGTTATAACTAGGTATTTTAAAATATTTAAAAATAATATTTAAACTTTTATATTTTTCTATACTAGAAAAAAAATTTTTATCTGAAATGTATGCATAAACATCTATATTTTTATTAAACCTTCTAAGTCTTGACACTGAATAAATCAACTGTCTAAACCTAGAAGAGTCTTCAAATTTTTCTTCACCTGAATTAATAGAATAAACTATTGCATTTTTCATTATCTCATCCAAGAGACTACGGCATATCTTTCGCCTTCAATAACTGGTAATACTGAATGATTATAAACATATGTTGATGGGAAGACTATCATCTGGTTTGCTTTTGGTTTAAAAGCAATATCAAACCTAGGAAACAATATTTCTCCACCTAAATAATTATCATTTATATAATATGTTGTAGAAATTCTTCTATGATAATCTTGGTGATCGTCAATGTGGTTTGTAAACTTTTGACCAACTCCATACTTTAATATTGCGTAAGAATCATGCCATGGTGCTGCAGTACCAAAATAACTTTTATAATCTCTTTCTATTGGATCAAAATTTTCAAAGAATAGATTGTTTAGTGTTGAATTAAAAGAAGATTGAAGACTAGTAAAGTCTTCAGAAATTGCTCCATAATATGGAACCCCAAAGGTACTGGTATCTCTTGAATCTGTGTTTACTCCAGGATCACTGTCAGCCTTTACTGATGCTGGAACCCATAAAATATTTGCAGAAACAAGTCCTTCTTCAATATCTTTATATAGATTCTCACTGTTAGGAATTACATTACTATAAACCATTATTCCTGGTGCTATTTCTTCTTTTATCATTTTACCATTTTCCTAAAGGGCAGGTCGCTAGTTCTAATTTTGTTTTTGCTGACATAAAGCATCCACACTTTCTACACTGTGTAGTTAATTTTATTAGTTCTGGACAGGCTTTGCATATTTCAAGCCTTGCGTCAGATACTGCAGAGTCTTCAACATATTTTACTGGATTAAGCATATCCCAAGGTCTTGTTTGTCCAAGATTTTGTTTATACTTTTGCCAAGGACTTAAATTCTCAGGCATTTATATCTTCAAAAGTTATTGTAGGGTTGCTTTGTAAAGCAGCAATAATCATGTTCGAGTTTAAATCTCCAAAATAAATGGAATAAAAAGAATGAACTCCATCAATACAAAAAGAAAATGAACAATTAGGCTCTTCTGGCCTTGGTTGTGTTTTGTGGACTACACCTTCTTCTCCAACAAAATCATTTCCATTCCAAACATCACCAACTCTAGGCATATAATCTAAGTTTGAAACATCTACGACTGTTGGGTTTAAAGATAAAGCATTAAACATCGTTGACAAAAGTGGATCCTCTGTTGTCATAGCAACTTCATCAAAGTTAATTGAAGAAAAAAATATTTTATCTTCTTCTATATTTAAATAAAAATCTCTTTTTTTCATGTTATATCTCCTTTCTTATAAGTATACACTAAGATATTATCCGCAGGCACCAGCAGTAACAACCCAGGTTTGGGTAGTTCCACAATTACTTACTTGTCCAGTACATAGGTCAACTCCACAACAGAATGGGCCAAGTCCTTCCCAGAACTGATCTGTACATCCTGTAGGGGTAGGTGCTACAGGGGTAGGTGCTACAGGGGTAGGTGCTACAGGGGTAGGTGCTACAGGGGTAGGTGCTACAGGGGTAGGTGCTGGGGCAGGTGCTGGGGCAGGTGCTGGAGCAGGTGTAGGGCTAGTACATCCTGAGCAACTGTTATGATCAAAGTATGTTGTAACACAGTCGCTATTCCAAATCTCGTCGTAAGTTACGCATGCTCCAAAGAAAGAATTATACTGACAAGGCCCAGCAGTTTTTACTGAATAAGGAATACATGTTGGTGTAGGTGCTACTGGTGTAGGTGCTACTGGTGTAGGTGCTACAGGTGTAGGTGCTACAGGTGTAGGTGAAACTGGAGTTGGGGATGTAGCACAATTTGTTGGAGCAGCAGGTTGTGAAACTGTAGAACAAGAAATACTTGTTGCACCAGAATTTGTAAATAGTGTAGTGTAGTCTGAACAGGCAGTGTTAATATTGTTAGAAATAAAATTACTTCCATCAATTGTTATTGCTCCTGATGTTACTGGAGCACCGCTTTGACAATATGAAAGATAAATTGTTCCAGGAACTGGTACTGATGGGCAAGAAGCACCATACCCAAGTTGTGCTACTATCTGTTCGCTACTTAAAGACGGATTAGTTGTTGTTCCAACATTTACAGTTCCACCTGCTGTTGCAGTTCCGTAGTATCCACCTCTAGAGGCAGGGATTATTGGATCACAGGCAGTATAAATATTATAAGTTGTTGGTGCTACAGGAGTTGGAGCAACTGGAGTTGGTGCTACAGGAGTTGGAGCAACTGGAGTTGGTGCTACAGGAGTTGGTGCAACTGGAGTTGGTGCAACTGGAGTAGGTGCTACAGGTGTTGGAGATACGGGTGTAGGGGTTGGACTTACGCTGTTAAGTAAGTTTCCAAAAAAAAACCATGTGTTGTCGGCTATTTTAACTAAAGTTCCTTTTGAATACTGACCATCTAAAGATTTTATACTAGACTTGCTATTAATTGATACTGCTCCACTGCCTTCAGATACTGTTACTGATCCAGTTCCTGTTTGAATTATGTCAATTGAATATCCTACTGGAATTGGTACTGAAGCGTTTTCTGGAAGTGTTACAGTCATTGGGCTAGAAGAATATAAAATAGCAGTCTTTCCGACATCGCTTGCTGATAAAGTAAAACTTGCTGTTTTTGTTACAACTGTTCCAGTATTTGCAATTTTAGGCTCAAGGTCAAATCTATCATCAACGGAGTTCCAGTCAATTCCATTTCCTGCAAGATCTGGATAGGCCCCTGTTGCTCCATTTATTGCATTTGTAATTGCAGCAGTTCTATTTACTATTTCTGCTGCATCTGCGTCGGCAAGATCTTGTAAGTGTTTAGCAATAGATGGATTTACAAGATTTGCTTTGTTTGTATTAGATCCATCATAACTATATGATCCATAGTGATAAAGTCTTAGCGCTGCCTGAATATCTGCTGCATCTGAAAGACCAGGAACTTTGGTAGGGAAAAATCCAGTACCACTAACGGTATTATCAATATTTTCTGCTGCCATTATAGATCACCCTGTTTCATTATACCACCGTAATAAAAAGATGAACATATTTTGGACCAGTCATTGGTACCCATGCTCCTTCTAAATATTCTATTCCTTCTATTTCTAGTGGTAATGCAATAAAGCCCTGAGTAGTGTTTAAATCTTTTATAATTAGGTTTGTTGCCAAAGGACCAGCATTTTCTGATGAAGAAATTGAGTATTGTACGCTAAATCTTGAAGATGTAACCGTTCCTTCTGATAGATCATAAATTTCTGCAAGGTTTATAGGTGCAATAGTTATTTTGCCACCGACTGGAGTTAAAGGGCCTTTGGTTTCTGAATAAAAATTAGACTTTAAACTAAGAAGTTCTACCCATTGTGGATTTCCAGATGGCTGAACTACATTTTGAAAAACTGTTTTGTATGTTTCCGAACTTGGGCTATAATCTATGGCAATATCTAGTGCCTGAATATCTTGGTCAATTGCATTTGCAACACTTGATTGCCTTGGATCTCCTTGAACACCTAAAATAATACTTCCACGATCACCTGTTGGTCCAAAATCTAAATCTAAACTAATTGTTTCTGGACCACCAAAGACAGTCAAATCATCATTTGATAAAAGTATGTCTGCCATAATTAAGCACCTGTTGCAGGAAACACTGCAGTAATTATTCCTGAATTAATTGGGTTTGTAACAACTGTTGCATGCTCTACTGTAAACTTGTTTGCTGGTGTTCCAGAAATGTAATAAGGAGGTTTTACAGTTAGCGTTATTGTTGCAACATAGACTGTAGAGGCAACAAAATCACCAACTAATGGGGTTGTCCCGTTTGACTGGAACCAAGAAACGGTTCCGCTATATTCTGCTGTTTCAAAAACATTAGTAACTGGAGTCGCCCCCTTTACTGGCCTAGTCACTCCCTGAATATTGTAATTTGATAAAGTTCCATAAGTATTTTGTTTTGCTCCTGTAACCTGATCTGTAACAGTTATTGTTCCTGTCATAAGAGTATATACTTTTTCATAAAAAAGATTATCAGGTTTTCCTGCTGGCGATCTAACTTCAACATCATAAACATATTCTGTTCCTGCTTGAAGTTCGTAAGAATCGGATGGTCTTATGGCACATTGAATAAATGTTTGGTCATCTGATATTGTTGCAAAGCATCTAATTGATTTTGTAGCAGAACTGCCACGAATTTCTGCAATAGTGAATTGAGCGCTATCATATGGAGCAGAGGTGTCTAAAACATAGTCGGGGTTGTTAGCAAAATTTGTTGGCATCTGAAAGTTTCCTAAAAGATATGCTGTTCCATCGTTCTTTTTCGGGTAGATACGAAATTCAAAAGTATCACCCTTATAGTAATTAAAGTCATAGGTCGCTGGAAATGCCATGGTTTTATTATACCACGCTGACATATACAGAATTGAGAATTACCGATGCATCAAAGTCTGTTCGTATTTGAGGAACTGCTCCATTACCCCACATAGACCGATCTTCAATAAATATATTCTGAGTAACTGAAAGGTTGTATGTATTTTGATATTTAAGAGAACCGACAAACTGAACAAACTCCTGATCTTTACTTGGAAAATATGTTCTTAGCCAAACCTCTGTATTTGATGTATATGTGGTTAGTTCAAAGTTGTATGTTACAAATACTTGAGAACCTTGTTTGATACCGTGAAAGTTTAAGGCTCTCTGGTGGCTGTTCCAAAGACTAGTGCAATCTTTAGGAAGATAAGTTTCATTTTGGGTTTTCTCTTTTGTATCTAGCAATAATGTGACCCATCCATCATCACCCTGAGATATTCCAAGTTTTGTTGGTTTTTCAATAGTATTTGTATATGAAGCCCAGCCTGCCTGTTGTCCAGAAGAAGACAAAGAACTTAGTCCATTTTGTCCAGATGGTCCTTTTTCTCCTCTTTGACCCTTTTGTCCTTCTGGTCCTGCTGGTCCTGGAGATCCATCCTTTCCATCTCTTCCTGCTGGTCCTTGTGGACCTTGTGGTCCAGGAACTGGAAGAAAGGAAAGAGTATTTTCTTGGTATGGGGCTGATTGGCTTTGTTCTACTTGTGCAGCATAACTAGTTTTTTTTGCACCTGGAAAGTCCATAGATTTAGAAGCAGCCATAGATATATTATCTCATGACTATTTGTTTACTTTAAATGTTTTATTCTTAATTCTAATTATTGAAGGTAACTCTGATCGTGGAGTTGATACTTTAACTACTGCCATTATAAACTACCTGTAATATCACCAATGACTGAGATAGTTCCAATCAGAGGTGTCCAAATTGTTGGCCCAGTCATATTGATATTAGGACCATCAATAGTTACCTGAAGATCAAAAGTTAATTCTGTTACTACTGACTTATATCCAAGACCCCAAAGTTCAGTAATGGATGCTGGAGCCGTAATATCAACATATCCTGTTCCACGTGAAACTTCCAGGGAATCTAAAGCATCCGACTGAGGATCATAGGTAGTAGCCTCAAAGGTCCAATCAGAAATATCAAAATATGTTACTTCATCATCTTGTAAAAACTCCACACGAAGCGGAGAGGTATCTCCTCTAACTATTTGCCACTTAATGCGAGCAGGGTCTGCTCCAAATACTTCAGGTCCATGTGTAGCCATAATACCGATTATACCACAAAAAAGACTAATACCTTGATTGGTGGGTATAGGACAAACCAAGGTATTAGCCAGTAATAAAATTATACCATGTTAGACAAAATGGACATTATAGTAAAGATTTTATAATTGTTATACAATTGTTATAATAGACAATGTCCAATTTGTTCCTATAGGTCTATTTTGACCAAGTTGGGGATAGTGTATACTTTAAATATATAAGAAATAAGAACTATCTTTATAGTTTTAAAAACTATCTTTATATATAGTATATAGGTTATTTGGATTTTGAAATATACTCAATAAGAATATCATACATGTGATCTAATTTGCGATCCATATCTTTACGTGTTTTGTCTGCTTCGTTTAGACGACTTTCTAATCTTGAAACTTGATCTTTGATACTTGATCCTGAATTTGGTTTAAGTTCGCTTAAGTAATGTCTCACCAGCCACTTGATTGCAAAGGCTATAGATGATACAATTGTAAGTATCGCTACGATTAGGGAAGCCCAGTCTTGCACAGTCATAACATTATTATAAGGGACGTTTATACTAAATGAAAACAGAGATACTTAGTACACTGGAGCATTCTAAAAATTTAATTATATCCCCTGACATGGATGGTTTTATGACCGCAAAATTATTAGAGCGTTTCAACGGTTCGAAAATAGTGGGTTCCTACGACAAAAATATTTTATGTCTCGCCGATGGTATAGATCCGTCAGAATGTTTGTTCGTCGATTGCGATATGAATCGAGAAGAGTTTGTATCTCTCGGCAATCATATGCGTTTGATTCGAGACGGTATGTCAAGTAAGTCGTTTAATCCAAATGTTCACTTTGGCGTTACGACATATAGCGACAAGTTTCCCTTCGCAACCGCTTTTTTGATTTCGTTCGCAATAGAGGCTGACCTATCCGAACAAGACCTTATACGCATGGCTTTCGCTGATTCAACTCTCAAGAACATGGAGAAATACAGCGATAACATGCGAAACTGGTCAACACGGATGGAACATCTTGCAACAAAGTATATAATAGACAATTCGGACATTGCAAAAAGAAATGATGCACAAGCAAGGTTTGATTATGTTGATCAATCATTTACATCTAAAAGATACGGTAAGACAAGATACCTGGATACCCTCAATAACGCCCTACAAGGGCAGGAGATGGCTTTTGAGCCACTTGTCCAGGGTATAAAGTACGTATCCGACAAAGTAGGCATAGAGACCCTTATAAGGTATAATAGAGATATCATTTCATATGCAGAGATATTCACAGGAGAGTATTCTGTTACATATGATCAAGAAAAGGAATGGGTATGACAAGACAAGAAGTTATTGAAACAATGATTGAAACAGTAAATGCTTATAATGTTAACTTAATGAAGCAGGCTAAGATGACCGATGACGATATTACAAAAAACATTGACGGACAGTATCCAGCATTGCAACATATGTTTAGTTTGATCTATGATGATCTAGAAGTTAAAAACGCTTTTAAGTAGTCTTACAGTTACAGTTAGTACAGCAAGTTTCTGAAAATAATTTTACAGCCAAGTTTGGTTCTTCTGGTTGTAAGGCCAAACCTTCAATTGAGTAAATTCCAATAGAGTCAAAGTCTGGTCTGCCAATATCTTCCCAAAACTTCTCTCTTCCCATAGCATCAGTTTCTGGCATAGGTTTTGACTCAAACTCAAAGTTATCGTTTAAAGAATTTTCAAAATTGTCTAATATTCCCATAATATATATTATACCCTAATCTGGAAACATTACTTCAAGCATTGAGCGATATGTATAGCGGTTGTTTGGGTTTGCTATATATATATTTTCGGCTTCTTCTTTAGACTCGTATTTAGGCTTAAGGGTTAAATTGCCATAGTCGAATTCATCAAGATATTCTGTGTCTAAAAGGTTTAATATTCCCATACCGTCCATTATATCAGAATCTGAAAAATTATTTATTTTTAACATATATTATTATGTCATCTTTAGGCCTATAGGTTAAAGCGCCTATATAAGACACTTCATCATTCAGCAAATCTGTGTCAAACTTCTTAGCAATTTTAGTCAAGATTAACTCTATTTCCATTAAAACAAATTCTTTTGCGATGCACTGTCTTTTACCAAACAAAAATGGAAAGTATTCTCCTTTTTCTAACTCTTTGTTTTTAAGCCATCTTTCAGGATTGAATATATCTGGATCTTCAAAAATATTTTTATCTTTATGCATAGCCAAAGAACTTACTATTACTTTAGTTCCAGCAGTCAAATCTGTTCCATCTACACTTACATCTTCGGTGGCCATTCTTTCAGTATTCCAAACAGGCGGACACATTCTTAGAACTTCATTAATAAAAGCATCAACACCTTCCTCTCTGGATATTTTATTTTGCCATTTTTTATTTATAGATAGATAATATATTGCCCACTCTAATAAGTATGCAGTTGATTCATAACCAGAAAATATTATTGTAACCGAGTGATCATATAAATCATTAATGTCCATTTTGTTATTGCTATATGAGTTAATTAGAATATCTAAAAGATCATTTTTATTTTCTTTAGACTCTAGCCTTTCATCTACTATTCTTTTTACAAATTCTTTTAATTCTTTTGTTAGTATGACTAGTTCTTGATCACTTATATTGGAAAGAACTTTGTCTGACGCTATAGACATATTATCTCTTATTTTTATAAAATCATTATCTACATTTGTTGAAAAAAATACTTCCATGTTAATTTTAAAAACTAAGAACTGCATTTCTTTTCTGACATTAACTTCGTCAGACCAAGACTGCAAAGAAAAATCTATAATGTCAGACACTTTATCTTTATATTCTTTTATTTTATCGCTACTAAATGCTGAAAAAATTTCTTTTTTGTCATTCATGTGTTTAGGTTCTTCTGTAGTAAATAGGCCTTCTCCTAAAACACACTTTAGCCTTTTCCAGACCCCGCCTTTTACAAAACTTTTATATTTATTTAGAAGAACATCTTCTACCGCTTTACTAGTAAACGCAAAAAACACATTTTCTAATTTTGTACTTGACAAATAGTTAGATTTTGTTTTATTTTTTAAAATAGTGATAGCGGAGACTTGGTCTTTGTTTAGCATAATTTTATTATACACTAAGGAGTTATTTATTTTTTACGTATATAGATATTGGGTCTTTGGGTCTGTAGGACATTCCACCAACATATGACACTTGGTCATTTATCAGTTCCAGGTCAAATTTCTTAGCAATTTTTGTTAAGACTATACGCATCTCCATAAGAGCAAATTCTTTTCCTATGCATTGCCTTTTCCCAAACAAGAATGGAAAATACTCTCCCTTTGATAGTTGTTTATTGTCAAACCATCTTTCTGGTTTAAATGTATCTGGATCTTCAAATACATTTTTGTCTCTTTGTACGGCCAAAGAACTTAATACTACCTGTGTGCCAGCAGGAATTTCTTTTCCATCTATAATTACGTCTTCTGTTGCTATTCTCTCGCTATTCCAGATAGGAGGACACATTCTCAATACCTCGTTAATAAAAGCATCTGTATTTTCTCCTTTAGATATTGTTTCTTGCCAGTCTTTGTTGATCGATAAATAATATACCGCCCATTCTAGCGCATACGCAGTTGTCTCATAACTACCTAGCAAAATAGTAAGTGATTCGTCATATAGGTCATCAATTTCCATTTTATTATTGTTGTAAGAGTTAACCAAAATACCTAAAAAGTCATTCTTAATTTCTTTAGATGCTAGTCTTTTATCTACTACCTTTTTAATTATATCTTTTAATTCTTTTGTTAACCTATCTAATTCTTCATCTTGTACATCTTGAGCAATTTTGTCTGATACTATGTATACGTTTTTTTGTATTCTCGAAAACTCATCATCTATGTTTTCTGAAAAAAATATTTCCATTACGCTCTTAAAAATAATAAGTCGCATTTCATTTCTAACGTCAACCTTGTCAAACCAGTTAGATAGGACATCATCTACTACCAATACAATCTTATTTTCGTATTCGTTTATATGATCATTGTTGAATGCTGTATAAATTTCTTTCTTTTTCTCCATATGACGTGGTTCTTCTCCAGTAAACAGTCCATCGCCAAGGACAGATCTTAGTCTTTTAAATCCCCCGCTTTTTGTAAAACTACTATATTTATTTAGGGCAACATCTTCTACTGCCTTATCAGTAAATGCAAAGAATATGTTTTCAGAGTTAAACTTAATTAGGGGATTTCCTGTTGTTACTTTTTTAAAAAACATATATAGAGAAGGCAAGTCTGGAGGTAGCATAGGTTTAGTATACAGCATAGGCAAAAACCCAAATAGCCTAAAATCTGAATATTTTGTCTACATGTATGATACACAATATACAGAAAATAAACACAAAAAAATAGTGCGCCCATAATAGACACACTATCGATCTTGAATATAATACGCACTACATTTTGGGTGCGCTACCTTGTATCCACCCACTGTGTATGCCTATCAGTGGGGCATCTATACACACTGCCTGCCCTACATGTAGTGTGGACTTGTATAATTCGATGAACTCTAGGACTCTCTCCTTAGTATCGAAATTCATTTGTTTAGTAGCACCTGATGTGCTTGTTAGTGTAACTATCATTTATTTTACCCCCATAACTAGCGACATATATCGCTTAGCAATTACAACCGCTTTAGGGTTGAGAGTGCTATTGAAGCGACCCTGTGAGAAATCACTAGGGTATTTGTTAGCAATACGCTGTGCTATGCGTATAGGCATAACTGGCGCTGTATTGTTGATAGATAATGCTGAAGAACCAAACTCTTCTGCTATTTCGTTATATATAGTGTTCATATTGATGAACCTTTCTTTTATTCGATAACCTTGTGTTATCTTTTTCCTTGACCTAGGTTATTTGCTCTTTCGAGGCTCACTAGGATTTTTCTTACTATTCAATTTTTCTTATACTAGAAGTATAGCATAGAAATGTCAAAAAGTCAAGTCTAAACACGGCGTGTCGCATGTGATTTAGACCACACTGATCGAACGTCGCGTTTGTCAAGTCGACACACCGATAATAATAGAATTGTTACGCTATTGTTATAATTCCCCTGGAAAATGTGACCCTTATCACAAAAATAGTTTTCTCTACTGGTCAGTAACCCCCCCTAAATGTCAGACCCCCCTGCTATAATTATCATATAAAGAAAAACAAGCGGTAAAGAAATCCGCTAAAGAAAGGTGGTCAAAATGACTACACTAAATGAAACCCTATTCTCTACTATCGTTCATGAATACCATAACGGCGGAGTAAAATCCTCTTATGGTCTTGACGCATACACTAGAAAAGAATTGCTAAAGTTTTTATTCTCTAGCAAGGCTTGCTACTGTATAAACTGTATAGATAAGGAGAATACTAAATGAGTATTTGGACTAAGTTCGCTACTGTAAGCGACTACCCTAGAGGCATGATGAACTTATGCCCTTGCGGTCAAGTGGTATTAGCACCCGCTATGTATCACGAAGGTTTCCCTTGGTGGGAAAACCCTAACAAATGTAAAGAATTATTCGAAGGAGTAAATAAATGAAATTAGATGAATATAAGCAAATGGTAGAGGCTCAACGCCTTGCCTCATTGGGTCTTGCCCTAGAAGCCCTAATGAAATCAAAAGCAATACAAGAACAAATGAAAGAAGGAAATAAATGAGCACTATGCTACGCCTTGACTCTGTATGTGGAAAGACACATACCTTCGCTGATGTCTATGACATAAACCTAAACCCTCACGGCTCTATCTGTTGCGATAACTGTGAGTCAATTCTAATCTGCCGTAAGGCTTGGGATTTTCTATATAAAGGAGTAAAATAAATGACTAAATACAATGTGCTAATTTCGTATGTATGCGAATCAGATAGCGAAATGGAAGCGGTATTCGCTCTAAACAAATCGCTATACCCACTTAGCGAAAACGAATTAGAAAAGTTCAATGCTTTTCATGTAGAGGTGGTGCCACAATGAAAACACTTCAAGAAAAGTTAGATGAAAGCGCAAAAGCGTTAGAGCCAATACTTTGGGAACTACTAGATGAAATTGAGGAAAACTAAAATGGAAAAAGATTTATTTGGATTTGCTAACGCAATTAATTTGGATCATCTAAACTTAAAACAACTAAAAGAGTTAGAAAAGATTTTAGAAAAAATAAAATAAATAAAAACAAAATTGCAGAAATAAAACTCTGCAAATTTTGCACGTGCAAAGTTATCCACATGATGCACATCACACCTACGATTTACGCTCAAGTTATCCACATGATGTAAGTCACATTTCAAAATGTCCGATTTGACCGATTACTGGTCAGTAAATGTCAGACCCCCCTGCTATACTTACTAGTATAAAGATTGAACAATAAGTAAATCTCTTAAAGAAAGGAAGTCCCAATGACTTCACTAAACACAATAGTATGCGATACGCATACACCTCAAATGTCCGCTATCTCAACAGTCTGTAATATGGCTTTTGATGAGCAATTCACATTCTGCACAGAGTGTGAACAGAATATAGAAAGATGGGCTGATATTGATAACCCATTTTCACCTTGGTCTAAGTGGAAGGTGTCTAACTAATGAGTACCCCTACACTTATTCTTTCACATATGCCTTTAACAAATGTTTTCTTGCGTGGCACAAAACAATTCTTGTGTTGCGAAGAAATGCAAACTGCAATTTATTGCGATGCACACTTTGAATTTCAAGGTTGCCAGTATTGCGATTTTGACCTATCTGCCTCAGAATGTGAGTGTGAGAACTAATGCAAAAAGAAATGATAACTTTATCTTGTCAGATTTGCGAAGAGCCTACTGTTGAAGTAGATATTGCAGATGCAAAATTACTAACGGCTACATGCCAAGAATGTTGGGGGTAACTCATGAATTACTATGACGATTACTATGAAAATCCAGAGCCAGTATATGCTGGGTGTTATTGCAAATTAAATTACCTATGTTCAGAATGCAAAAGGAGTTATAACTAGTGAATAATTTTTATCAAACTTTTTTCGTAAGTGGTAATGCACTATTTTGGTTTTCTTTTATTTCTTTTTTTCTTGGATCTTATTTATTCGTGAAAGGCGAATAATTTTCGACGTCCCGTTTATCCACAGGCTGTGTATAACTAATGTGATAATAAACACACTATTATTCCCCCGATTTACGGCGTGTCGATTTGACTTTTTGACATTTTTATGTTACACTTACAGAGTAAGAAAAACTAAATAAGGACAAATTGGCTAATGAGCCTAAGCAAATAAATGTGACCAGTATCACAGTGAGCCTTAGCAAATAAGTAGCCAAAATGTCAGACCCCTCTGCTAGAATAGTAATATAAACAAACGAAAGGAAGTCAAAATATGACTTACACTATAACACTAGAAACCTTCAATGGTTCAACAAAAAAAATTGCTCTGCCTTCTCGTGGCGCAGTTGCTCAATTCCTCTCAACTTACCCAAATCAACTACCTGTTGGCGTATCGGTAAAGGTTGCTTGCGACGCTTTAGGCGTTAGCGGAACACTAAGAGGAAAGGCGGTTCTGTAATGGGAGAAATTGCGGGAATGTGGTTATGCGATAACTGCGAAACAATTGCCTATGTGTCAGTGGAAACCGATACAATATTAGTAACACAATGCGCTTGCGTAATGCTATCTAGAACAACACAAAACAACTAAAGAATAGGAAATAAATAAAAATGGTAAAAGTAGAACACGCACTAAAGTTCGTAACTGAGTTTGATGAAACTCACCCTATCTCAAAAGAATTTCTGCGCCTTGATGAGGTTGCTCAAATTGCTATGCTAGAGTCAATGCTAAAAGATTTGCTAGTATCAGCAATTCAGCCTGCCATAGATGAAATAAATAAAAATGGCTCATACGCAATTCTAAAGGTGGCCGAATAATGATGACTCGTAAAGACTATGTGGCCACTGCCGAAATTCTTTCATCATTCAAAGAATTGATAGGTGATGAATTTACTTTTCACGATTTGGTAAATGATTTTGGAGCAATGTTTGAGGCAGATAATCCAAGATTCAATTTTGAAACTTTTAGAGAGGCTTGTGAAAAATGATTTTAGATAATGGAACACTAATCGCAATT